CAATATACATAATCCGTGCGGCATGGTTTATTACCAGAATGCCATGGATAGAATGCAAAAGGATGTTTATTATATCATGACGGATGATATACAGTGGGTAAAAAGCCATTTTATAGGTCCGCAGTATAGGTATTTGGAAATCCAGGACGATTTGATAAAATTATTGACCATTGCATTATTCAAGAATCATATTATTTCTAATTCGACATTTTATTGGTGGGGAAGCTATCTATCCATCCATGATGATTTACGTATTATTGCACCGGATAAATGGATAAATGTCGATAGCGACTACAGAACTATTTATCGATCCAATATGGAAGTCTTGGAACGTCCAGTAGAGATCAATTAACATTTTTTTCCTTTGTTTTTACTATTATTATTTCGCGAAAATAATATCACGAAAAATCCTTGCAAAAATGCGAATACCAGCATGGTAATCACAATACGAATCCAATCTCTTTTTGTAGGCATCTTGATCTTGAATTTATTATCATCACTATGTATCCCAATATTATAATGAATTAGATTTTCAACAATATTTAGAACCAAGAATACAATAAATGATATGACAAATAAATGTATAGGAAGGTTGTTGTATTGGGCAATTAAATGACGCATCGTATTTTATTATTTATTTTATTATTTATTTTTTATACCATATCATCATCATGAATCGATTGCGAAAAAAAATAAAAAAAATTAAAAATGTCGTCATGTGATTTGGCTCCAATAACAATAACAACAGCAACCAAAAATGATTGGGGTGGTAATTCGAATAATTTCAATGTTGTTGTGAAAATATTGTAGCATCCTACTTAGAATATGCGATAGCAGCACTTCGATAGGGAAATGTGCCCGTGCTCGGGAAGAATCACATTAAAGACCAACTCTTTTTAATAATACATTGCCACCAAGGGATTTCCAAAATTTCAAATTTTTATGACCAATTCAACGCACCATTCAAATATTTTATAAAAGCATCGGCAGTCTGATCGATTACCGCTGCCGCTCCACCTCCACCTCAATTCTGTCGTGAGCCACTAGAGGTATATCTATTTATACTGCTCCACCACCTCCACCACCTCCACCACCTTGAGTTTGTTGTTGTTGCGTTATTTGTTTTGAATCTGCTTTTAATACTCGATAAATTCTGAAAGCAATATCATATAGTTTATCTTCAGTTTTGTGTTTTTCGTCTAATATTTGTTCCAAGAAGTATACACAACTAATAAAATTATCCAATAATGCGACACCACCAGTATAATATCTTGATGTCATTGACGAGGAGGATGATGATGACGAAGTCATAAATCTTTCTATGAAGACGTGAGCGAGGCTTTTGATTAAACTTTCTATGGGACTAAGATTTATATCTGGATTTTTTTGTAATATGTCTTTGACCATATTATTATGTAGGATATAAAAAGCTACATTATAAAGCGGCGATTGATATATACCATATTGTTGTAAACTCGCTTCCATTTTTTTAAAATCTGGCTCTAATTGATATCTTTGTAGTGTTGAAATCATAGCGAGTATCGCTGACGTCATTTCATTGTATTCTTCTGATATGTTTGTTGGGGTTAAAAAGGAATAATGATTTCCATAACGCAATATATTGTATTGAGTTCTATTCAAATATGGATTTGTTGGTGGAGTTATGGGCACTACGAGACTAACTGTATAATTTTCAGAGGAGATGTCTTGCTGATCGTCACCGCGCCAAACTCGCTGGCAAATGTCCCACAGATTCCCCGAGATTTGTAATGCCAAGGGTAGGATTTGTAAAGTAACGACATGATCAGCATCAGTGTTTAGTTTATCAACTTCGGTCCCCATCCATTTTTCTATTATCTCATCATCAGTCATTATCTCTATTTGTCTCTTCTTTTGATTCCATCGCCCAATATTTTGTTGTTTCCATGACTGCACGGATTGTGATGATTCTTTCTTCAATAATTGTTTTATCTGGTGATATGTTTTTCGATCTATTGATGCTATCATTTCTTGAATCGCGACTGTCATGGTGCCTTTTAATAAATCTATGATGTCTCTATTTTCTGACTGTATGATCGTATAATATCTCACCCATCTCCGTGCAAAATAAATAATTGCCTCATCGAGATCTTCATCGGCATTAATTATCTCTGCTAATTGATCAGGATTACGAATTGTCACCAACGTGTTTTCTAAAAATGTCTGTAATTTAATTAATTTTTTATATATAGCTTCATCAATTTTAAATCGGGGATCGGTTTTCTTTTCGATTAATATTTTAATTTTTCCCGAGAGAGATACAATTGGGATTGAATCCAAAATGTAGATGGAAAGAACTCCAAACATGACTGCTCTATAATAACAAGCACCATCTCCTCTAATTGTTCGCCATCCATCAGATTGACTAAAATCTTTAATATATTGAAAAGATTGTTGCAATTCTTGATTATATGGATATCCAGATCCCAATGATCTTATCGGTTGAAGTTTACCTATAAAAGTTACATCCTTTAATGATTGTTGTTTAGCGATGGCTGTTGGATCACTGGACTTTGACAATAATTGTAAAACTCGCTGTAGTGTTATTCTACCCGAACCGAGATTTTTCACAATAAAATTTAATGTTTCCTGTTCAATAGGTTGTTCTCCAAATTGTTCTCCAAGTATCTCTCGCACTTTCTTTTTTATTTGTTTATTATGTGTCTTTACAGATCTACGTATAGCCTGGGCAACTAGGGCATTTTCAGAATCTTCAGAATAAGGAGATAAACCACCACCTCCCTGATATGATGATGGTGAAAAAGACAACCCTTTGCCAAAGGATGAAGCAAGGATTGACGAATTTATTCCAATAGGGAATGATGCTGATTTTTGTTTACCTCCACCTCTATTTCTATAAGACGACGAGCTCAAAGAAGCTGCACCGCCACCACCACCTCCCTGATATGATGATGGTGAAAAAGAGGATGAAACTGGTTTTTGTTTACCTCCAATAATTAATGATGATGCTGATTGTTCACCACTCTTACGACGACTATAGTAAGCCGGTGTGGCGCTATCACCTCCACCGCCTCCAGAGCTCGAAGAACCTGCACCGTCACCACCCTTATATGATGATAGTGGAAAATTGATCGAAGAAGAGGATGAAGCAACGATTGGCGAATTCATTCCACTAGATGGTTGTTTACCTCCACCTCGAAATCGTTGAACATATCCAGGTTCTAAATCAGTATGCAACAGCAACTTATCTATATTAACTGGTGCTGAAGATGATTTTTTACCTCCACCACCACTGCCACCTTGATATGAAGCAGATGACGAGGATGGAGGAGAGGATAGAGTTATTGATGATTTTTTACCATGACTATAATAAGGCGGTATATCGCTCGAAGAAGAAGATGAACTCGGATATAGTATTGCCATCTGTTGTGTATTGTATAATGGATCAAATGGGGCAGAAGAGAATGAAGCTGGAAATGTAGATGAAGAAGAAGAGGATTTTTTACCTTTATCGATCTTCAGTGGAGATGTTGCTCCTCCACCACCACCTTGTTTTGCATCTTCCACATTTGTTACCTGGATGGTAGATGATGGTCTAGATTGTTTTTTGGCTGATTTCGATGTTTGTTTTTTTATTAGACATTTTTCATAAAGACGACGGAGATCTTTAAAATATTTGAGAAGATTTGCTTTTATTATCGCATTATTGGTAGTTTTGGTGCTGAACACTTTCGATTGAATAGATTTCAACGCGTTTGCATCCAATAACTGTTTCAATTCTGGATTAAATTTATTTTCAGGATGAGGCACTGATGATACTAACATAGTTAACATAGTTACAAGTGAATTCAATATCTCTGTATATTTTTCAGGTTGAACAGATATCATTTTTTCTTTTACTTGATTCAACATTTCGCCACAATCTGTTTCTGGTGTAAGTTGTGCATTTTTTCGGAACACGAATTGTTTTACTTCTTTTTGCGTTGTCATCTAGTTTTTTCTTTATATCAAGATAGAAAAAAAAATGTCTCCGTAAAATCTTGGGATTCTACTAATTTTTTTTTAGTATGATAATAAAAAAAAAAATGTCGTCACAGACTCCGGCCAAGGTGGCCGCCGTCTTCTTCTTCTTCTTTTCCTTTTACTTTTACAGCAAGCAGTCCTATCTTGTCAGCGCCATCTGTCTAATTGCATTTACCAATTATTCGGCCATCTCCATGAATATCGGCAAGATCGTCCAGCCCTCTGGCACCTACGATTATGTGCCGCGATATATCGATTGGAGCCTGACCACACCGCTACTGCTGCTCACTGTGCTTCTTCGATGCAACATCCGACGGATGGAGATCTTTGTTCTCTTTATCGTGCTGGACCTCTTGATGGTCTATGCCGGCTATCTGGGCATCCAGGCACAGGACGACGCCACCCGGAACGTCATGTTTGCAATCGGCACTTTTTTCTATCTCGCCATCTTTGCGCTTCTATGGCAATACAAGCCACCTCGCATGCTCTTCTTCTTCTTATTCATCGCCTGGATGTTCTACCCCATCGTCTGGATCCTTCACGAGACCGAATCCGCCGGTATGACCAATCAGAATTACAATCTTACACTGGCGACTCTTGACATCTTTTCCAAGATCGGCTATGGGTTCATATTGGCATAAAAGTCGCGCACGCGGGGACAGACGTAGACCGATGTCGGATCAAACGAGGTCAGAAAAAGACCGTCCAGGGAGCGGATGCGAGAGAGTGCGACATAGGTCTGTCCGCACTCAAAAATGGAGCTCCCCGCGTCCACCTCGGCCGTCTCCATGCTCGCACCCTGTGCCTTGTGGATGGTGACTGCCCAGGCCAGGATCAGTGGGATCTGGCGGATCCCGATACCCGGAATCGTCTCGCTCGCCCAGACGTGAGGCTCCATGATCACCTCCAGTCCATTCTGGAAGCGAACGATGGGTAGGAAGGAATCCGTAAAGCCAGTCACCACTCCCTGGCTACCGTTGCACAGATACTTGCTCTCCAGGACCTGCTTGTTCACGACACACATCACCTGACATCCCACACGGAGACGGAACGTGTCCTCGCACATGAGATTGCGCCTCAAAAAGGCGTATTCGTGTTCTATTTCGGCGGCCGAGAATCGCTGGCGCGTCTCGTATTCCTTGGTCGTCATCGGGAGGTCATCGATATTCTCCGTGGTATAGGTCTGTTCTCTCTCTTTGGGCAATTTCTCCAGTTCCTCGCGATTCACCTCTTCGGCCTGCCTACGAGTCGCAAACAGCTTGGTCGGCCGAAAAAAGCGATCCACCGGGACCGGCTTACCGATGTGCTGACGGAGCACACTCAATCCTTCCTCGTCCAGCGTCCCATTGCGTATCTTGTTGAGGAGCGAGGCATAAGAAGGATCGCTCTGACGAAAGATCTTTTCCAGAGAGATCTGATGCTCGGGACGAAAGAGCGTCGACCACAGCGGGCTCTCGAAACAAAAGGCCGATGTGTCCGGTTCTTTTTCATTGCCGATCGGCCGGATCTGATAGAAATCGCCAGAAAAAATTACCTGGAGGCCGCCAAATGGATCGCCGGGACGGCGTCGGCACACGCGCGCCACCGCATCCAGCATCTCCAGCAGTTTCTTTGACATCATGCTGACCTCATCGATGACCAGGATATCGATGGATCGCCACGCGCGCGCCTTCTTATTGTTCCCCGCCACTTTACCCACAACCTCTTCAATGGTGCCGGTTCCGAGACCGATCCCCGCAAAGGAATGAATGGTCCGCGCCTTGCATCCGAGGAGGATCGCCGCACACCCAGTCAGCGCCGTCACTTGCATCTTCTTTTGCTGGTCCAGCGAATTCTTGTATAACTGGCGAATCAGTGTCGTCTTGCCCGATCCGCCCGGTCCCGTGATAAATATATTGTTGCCTGTTTCATAGCCATGGAGGACACGTTGTTGCCCCTCTGACCATTTCATGTTACGCTTTATTCAAGATGGATGCGAAAAAGGAGAATCATTTTTTTGTAGAAAAATGATTAAGGAAATTAGTTCCAAGGAAGAATAAAACAGAGGAGAAATGAATGAACAAAAGATTCTCGAGGTCAACAGCCTCGTGCGATCCAACAGTCGCACGGATCTGATCGCCAAATGCAAAGAAAAGAATCTCAGCGCCACCGGCACCAAGCATGATATGGCCGTCCGGCTGATCGGCGGCTGGGCATCGGATGAAACCAAGACACAGATCGGTGTCCAGCCCGTGATTCCACAGATCATCATCACCAAGAATGCCAAAGGACTCTGGATCTTTGAGAACATTGTCTTTGATGATAATACCAAGAACGCCATCGGGTATCTGGCCGAGGATGGCACCCAACAACCTCTTCAGAGACATCATATCGAGATCTGCAAGCGCTACAAATTCCGCTACGTCCTCCCCAATATCCTCGACGAGGATCCGACCGTCGTTCGAGCCAAGGAGACGGTCGATACCGATTCGGACGATGAATCTGTCGAGGAGGGAGACATGGAGGAAACCCCTCTTGATTTCTAATGTTGTTTCTCCATCAGGATCGGCTTGGTCTTGCGGAAAGAAATGGGAAGAGGAGGATGCTTCTTATACTGGTCGAAAAAGGCGTCGCTCACGTCATGGGCGATGCCGGACGGGATGCGGTAGCGCTGGGTGAGCGGGACCGATGAGGTATTGACCATGATGGCGCGATCACACAGCTTGGAATGGACATTCTTTTCCTCTTCTGGATCCTTGAGGCCGAGGCCCTTGGGGAAGTTGTGGAAAAAGTCGGTGGGCTTGCGGTATCGGAATTTATAGAGGCAATACTTGGTGGATTCGAGGGGTAGTTTATTGTAGACGGGCATGCGCCGCAGCATCGCTTTCGGGTTCTCAATCACAAAGAGGAGATTCGGATTCTTTTTCAGAAAATACTTGATAATCTCCAGCGTCTTGTAGGCCAGCTTCTCTCCCAACTCGGCCTGAGGCTTGAGCGGTTGAAGCGTCCACCAATCGCGTGTCTTGGCGGTCACCGCCAGTCTAGAAAAGGAATTGCATGGGGGCGAGGCCGTGATGAGATCGGGGACCGGGAGACTCTTGTAGTCCAGGTCCAGCACGTCGGCCACAATGTCGGGCTGGAATTTCTCCAGGATGTCGACCGAGGTCACCTTCATCCCCTTTTTTCGAAATACCTTGCCCCATGAACCCGTGCCACTAAAAAGCTCCAGAACAATTGGCTTATTGACCATTTTTATTATCTAAAAAAATAATAATAAAAATCGTCATTGTTTATTATCTAAGTCGCTGGACGGTCCTTGAGAAAAGAATCATGAGGACCCTGTTTTTTATTCTGGGATGGTTGCAGGGGAGCCATGCCTTTTCGGCGTCGGTCTATCGCATGGTTCAGAGAGAATGGCGTCCTCCGGGCGATTTTCCTCGTGGTGTGGGGATGATGAAGCCCAACATCCTGATTACCGGCTCGAGCAAGGGGCTTGTCTACTTTGTAAAAAATGGAGAACCCATGGCCGCGTTTCCTCTCACGCCTCCCAAGACCACCCTTCAGACTCTCCAGGTTGTTCGATCCCGTCTTCTTTTGGATGCGCGGGATCGGACCAATGGCGATCAGGTCACGTCTGTGTTTGACCTCGCACCGACTCATTCTTCCCACATCCACTCACCAATTCTTCTTGGTGTGCACCGATGGACCAACATGACCATGTTCCATGGGATGGTGGGCACCACCTATGTGCGAATCTCTTCGAATCATTGGATGTTTACGAGCGATGGGAATACCAGCATGGCGTCGCGCCTTGATTTTGATCGAGATGCGATGATCTCGACCGCGTGTGAATATGGTCAATTCTTGTTTGTTCTCCTTAAGGATTGGAAATTGCACATCTTCATGATGAAGGACTCGAGGGTGGCCGAAAAAGCCCACGTGCCTATCCCGCATCTGTCCGGCGACATCCCGACTTCCATCAGCATCTCTCATACCTCCACACCATCTCTTTGCCAGGTAGCGATCGGGAGCAATCGTCTCACGATCTTTGAGCTCGGTCTGGTCTTTTCGGGCAAGAATAATATCAGCGAATGGAACGAGATCTCGATGCCGCGTCGGCTGAATAAAATATGCTTTGTCAATCCCGACGCGCTCGTCCTCATTGACGAGAAGAATCGATTGGAGCTCTATCAATGGAAAATACGCAGTCCTCTCTTCATCGCCACATTCCAACATGAATACAACACACGAATCCATCCCATGCATCCCTTTCTCGCACTCGATGGCGACCGAGAGATTATCTATTGGGAATCAGTCAAAATCAAGCATCCATTGCGGAAGCATGATTGATCATCATAACGTCGCCACACCGGCAGTGATTGTCTTCGTTAATAGAGCACTGCCACTGGAGGAGGAGATGGTAGTCCTCCGGAATCGAGGTGTGTGCCCGCATGTCTTGCTCGATCCTCTCCAGGAATCGCGCCTCGCACTCCTCTTGTATCTGATAGTTCGAGGGATGACACTCACATGCAATCTCGTGAAAATATGGTCGTCCCACCGTTTGCAGCATGATTCCTTTTTCGTCCCTGATCTCCATCACACTCACGATCTTCATTTTTTATATATTTAATCTCATCTCCTTTAAGGCCTTAGATGACATAAGATAAAGTATATTGACATGGAGATTGATTTATTGAAGACGAAAATCTACATCATCTCACCCGGCACGGGACATTATCGCAAGCGACTTGAAGAAAATTTCATCCAATTGGTGGATCGGGGTTTTTCTCGCATTGAATTTGTGAGGAGCATTCCCAACATCTCCACAACCAACAGCCTGTCGTGGACCGTGCTACAGATTCTGGAATCGGAATCTTCTGGAGAACCTTTCATCATCTTGGAGGATGATATCGACATTTATCACTTTATATCCTCCTTGACCATTCCGCAGGATGCATGTGCAGTATATCTGGGACTCTGCCGAACGGTCTATCCCTATCCATATTTTACAGTAGGATTTGGATTTCATATACGATCCATAAATCCTCAAGATTTTACATCGTGTGATGATGCTGCATACAATAATCTGGTGCGGGTGCGGGGAATGATGTCGGGACACTCCATTTTATTTGTGGACAAAGACTATATCCGGAAAATTGCCACGCGGATCCGAGAGCATCTGGAGGTGCTGGGAAGGATGGAGCATGTCTGGCACGATCTGATCATGGCCTCGACACAATTAGAGCATCCGGTCTATGCGTTGAAAAACATCATGTTCTTCCAGGCACAGAAATATCACGGACGACAGGACGAGACCCTGATTCGTTGGGAGAACAATACCTATGTCCGCGACATGGACCACCCAGACACCAATCGTTAATATAATATTATTATTTTTTCTTTTCTGATAAATAATAAAATACATATATTTTCATGACGACGATCACATTTTGGTTTGCGATTAAACTTCCTCAAACTACTAGTAATACTACATCTACTTCCCAGAGTCAACAATGTAATTGGGTTGCATCCCCTGCTACGAATGAATTATTAACACAAACATGCGGTGGCACGGATACGTTTGCTTATTATGGCGATGGTTCGACCAATTGTAATTCCCTATACACGATTAAATCGGGTGGTTGGTGGGATAAATGTTGTAATAACAGCACAAGTATTGCGGCTGGTCAGACAGCAACATGCAGCAGTAGTAATCACACAGGAACAGCTTGTGCAAATTATACTCTGCCGCTTGGTGTTATCACTGGAGGTAGCGTCGCTGGCTATCCATACCAACAATCAGGAAATTGTGGATTTAATCAAAATACGACCTGTAATTATAATTATAATTGTTATACACCCACGTCTTCCAATTATGTCACCAATCCCTCACCGACGTCCGGACCGACATGGTCTTCTTTTTATTATTCGAGCGGATCGACCACTTCATCTTCATCTATGCCCTCTTATTCTGTATTTTCGGTCGACTATAATTCCGCGGATTTCACGACGAGCGCACAGATTGATAACGCAATCAACACCTTTATCAGCACCACGGCTATTAACAATCTGAATAATGCACAAGTCACTTCAACTAGCATGGCCAAAAATAATATCGCTTACATCAACCAGATCCTTACTCAATTCTGCAGCTCCTCCGCTTCGAATCTGACGAGCGCTCCCTGCAACCAGTATTGTGGATTTACCACAGGAAATGTTGCGGCGAGTATTTCGAATACCACCAATAATTGTGTGCCCGCCTACATGTCCTATTGTGATAATGCGTCGGTCATGGGCACTATGGAATGCTTGGATTTCTATTCCAATCAGAATATCAACCAGAACTATAATTACGGCACCTTCCTTACCTCACAATGCGCCAATTCCATCTTCTATGTCGACCCCGTCAATAGTGACTCTCCATATACCTATGCGGAGAATGTGCCTTCCATTTGCTACTGCTATCCGCCTAAATATGTTCTCACACAATATTATAAAGCGATAGATAATGCACTCGAACTATCAGGCCTACCACCAGGAGTCAGTTCTTTGGCATATTGTAGCTATTCTCCTTGCACCTCGAATATCGCGATAAATGATATTGCATCTGCAGGTCAAAAGGCATGTCCATCCACCAACCTACAAATTTGTCTGAATCAGATCACTGCCACTGGATCGACTATAAATGTTGGTAGCATGGGTGATAATTGCACCCAATCCATTACCAATACTACTACCTATATTGGCACGCCATCTTCTGTATCTACATCTTCTCCATCTTCTTCTGTATCTACATCTTCTCCATCTTCTTCTGTATCTCCAACCTCTCCAACCTCTCCAACCTCTGCTCCATCTGCTCCATCTGCTCCATCTGCTCCATCATCATCATCATCCACTCGTTCTCCGATAAATAAAAAATGGCTTCTGATTGGATTATGTGTTTTTGTCCTCGGTATAATTTTATGTGTTATAGTATATTATATACTCTTTAAAAAGCCACCACCAGCACCACCATCATCACCAGCACCACCATCAACACCATCAATAATAACGAGTAATACATAAACATCATAATAAAAGAATCACAATTTTATAGAAAAGAAAAAATTGTGATAAGAGTAAACAATCTACTTTTCAAATGAGCGCTGGAGGATTGAGTTACTCGGGTCTTCGGACCTCTGCCAAGGTCACGCTACCCTCTGTGGAGATGTGGGGCACCAACATGAATATCCTCAAGGATCCATACAAATCTCTCTACACCCGAAGGATCGACAAGGTGGGCGACACGCAATCCATCCTCGAGGCACAGGACGAGTCCGGGGATCGGATCTGTGAGATGATTAATGTCTACGCCCGGGGTGTCAATCCCATGGTTTCTGTCTCTTACGACAACTTTTCAAATAATTCGGGCGGTGGCAATGTATTTGGCAATCAGACCAATGCCTCTCTTCCCTACAAGGTCGAGAACGTCCGTCCTCCCGTCCTGCGACAGGAGGATCTGCTGCCACTCAGTCGTCTGCCCAGGAATTGGTTCTATTCCTATACCAATCCGTCTTTTCCCGACCTGGTGCAGGCCTCTTCCTGTAACGAGGCAGAAAAATGCATCCAACAGAATCTTATCCACACGAGCGCCTTTACCAACAAGGGCGATTCCCAAAAAGACGATCTCACGGCAATCCGCGATGCCCCAAGAAGCAACATCTCGGATCTCATGCCCACTCTCTCGGCTCAGGCCCCCAAGGCGCAGCCCTTTCGCACCTCGCTCCGCGAAGAGAGAGACACCGGCTCTGAAAAGAAGAGCATCCTTCTCGAGAAGCGGGATGTCCTCGCGCGCACCAATCCAGGTGGCAATCATCGAGGCGAATCCGCCGAAAAGGAATTTACCAGCATGGACGGCAGACGCGTGCTCGAGGGGCGCGAGACGATCTCGGTCCATACACCCCTCTCGTCTTCCCAACAGGATGGCGACAACAGCGGCTTTTCCTCCATGGACGGCGGAAGAATCCAGGATTCCGTGCTCCATGTCCCTGTCCAATCGTCTCGTTTCAGCAACGACCGTCTTACTTATAACGACAACGATTTCCTCACCAAGGATCCTAAACAGATCCAGCTGAATAAGCTTGCTTACAATACCTTTACCAACAAGGGTCGCGAGACAGGTGGTCCCTCTGTCGACAATGTCGATCTCAATAAATTCATCAATAAAGACAAGTATCTATGCATCGCGCGAACCAATCGCACCATCGAAAATTACCAGCACCCGTTCCGCGACGCCGATACGAACAACATACCCACCAAGGATTTCCTCTACAAAAAAGTCAAGACCGTGCCCACATCAGTCTTTCTAAAACAGGATATGGATACGGATACTGTCGATCGCAAATCCGTTATTGCCACTCCCCTCCATGCCACCGGGAAGAGCAATCTGACGGGCAATAAGCGGGTTCTTCTCGAACACGAGAATTTGTCCAGAGAATACCGACCAAATCCGTCTCAACCCAAGAATGTCACGGCACATTCATCCGCATCGATCCATGTCTCCAAGATCGCCGACAGCATGGACGGCGGGCGTATCCACGAGGATCCTCTTCATTATTCGGCTGAATCATCGAGACAGATGAAGGGTGGTGCCATGCCCACCGATTCCTCGACAACCACCTTTACCATGAATCCCAAGCTGAATGTCGCCGCACAGGCCGTCAAGACACAGGACATCGCCCCGCCTTATCTGGACAATGCGGTCCTTCATCGGACGCTCCTCTCAAAAACCACAGGCACTGCGACCACTAACAAAACCCTGATCGGCGGTGAGAAGATCAATGATGATCACGTCCTCTCTCATCCCATGCAAGATATCCTTGTCAAGAGCCACAATACCCAGAAAACCTTTATGGATCTCACTCTCCAGGATGCGACAGTGCGTCTCGAGAACCAAAAAAGGACGCCGATCCATTCCGTCACTACTAATTCCCAGTCGCCTTTCTCTCATACCGTCATGCCCGAGGATCTGCCCCATCAGCGTCGACGCGTCCTTTCCATTGAATCTACACCCAGTGCCATCGATCCACGACAGATTGAGGCGACGAGCGACATCTACTCGATCCAGTCCCGCGATAGCCACCAGACACAAACCATGCTTCCCAAAGGAGGATTTGATGGAGAAGGGGCGGGAAGCGCGGTCCCGGTCTTTGATCGCTACGGGGATCGGGAGCACGTTTTTTCCATGACGGACCAGCGTGATAAGATTCGCCAATTGGTGGGCAGCATGGTCCATGATCGCCATGAAAGCTATCCAGAATAATTATTTATTCGATCCCAAGCACCTTTTTCATCTCGCTCGCATCCTTCCCGCGTATGAGGCTGGCAACACGCGCGCAGGCAATGTCCTGTAGCGGGGGGATGTCCAGATAATTTGCCGCGCGGAGAAGGTCGTAGAGCGGCGTCTGCAATCCGATCGAGGTAATGTATTTAACATACCACGGATCCAGCACATCCTCGAGATTCGCACTGGGCAGCGGCTTGGGTATCTTTTTCATGGGTGCCTCTTCATAGTGTCTTGTGAAACAAAGCACATTCTCCAGCGTCTCGGAAGAGACGTTCGGCAATGGGATCGTCCTGTCGTCCTCGCTGCAACTCTCCATCACCGTCCGGATGAATTCCGACTTTTCCAGATCGGTCTTACGGATCGGGATTTCTTTCCCATCATTGGTCTGGATGATGTAATCATACTCCATGTTTATGTGTATCTCTTTTTTTATGATTATTGTTTTTTCAGCAGATTTCATTTTTTTTCTCTCCAAAAAAAAATGATTTTCAGCCTACTCCCGATTAAGATAATTAAACACACAAATGTGGCCTGAAATTCGCCGTTATATTGTTCCCCCTGTTTCTATGCTATGGACCATCGGATTCCTTAATGGATATCGTGTCCAACAAGACCCAAAGAGGCTCGTCTTGGAGAAGATGGGCAACGGCGCCCTGAATGGACTGTTCTATGTCCTTCTTCCATTCCAATCCTGCAGCCGTCTCGCAGGACGACTCGAGATTGCCTGCACTGGTAGAAATCCCAAGGATTACGCCGATTATTACAAGGAATTCATCGATCAGATCTAATGGTGGTGGAAAATAATTGAGCCACTAGACGATGCTTGGGTTTATTCCACCACTCCACCTCCGCCGCCTCTTGTTTTTTCAGATAATAATGAGGCGTCTTGAATTCCATCACCTCCAGAGGCTGGTTCGTCTTCAGAAGATAATGAAGCAGACGGATCGCATCTGAGCACGTGCTGTTACGGGCACGACGATATGTCTTGCTTCCTTTCTTAATGTCTTGATCCTGACGGAAAGCATCCAGCCACCCTTGGGTCTCTTCCGACAAGGGAAGCAGGACCATTAGTCGCTGGAGCATCTCGTCATCGTGCTCTATTTCTTTCCGGAAGATCGGTGTGCAGAATTCCCCGTGCTTTTCATCCCAGAAGGGTGGAGAGCGACGAGAAGAATGTCTCTCCATCATGTATCGCATCATGTCCCGCCACGCCCAGTCTTTGTCTAAAAAAATCTCGTCTCCAAAGGGACTGCTGATCACCATCAAACGGTTCCTGTAAATCCCGTCGACCTCTCGCTGTGCCCGGTAACGAAGCGCGATGTAATATCGCGTCTTTTGATACCCACCGATCGGGTAGATGCCGTAAATCATGCACGATCCGTCGGGAAAATCGTCCTCGGAAATATTGAATCGATCCCCTCCCAGAAAAAGATCCTCCTTCAGATGGACCTCGGGGATTCTATGTTCAATCTCTTGGATACATTCCGATAAAAGCGGTAACATTCATCTTCTAATCCTATCTGTTTTTTTTTTTCCTTCACATTTGAAAAAAAAAATATATTACTCCTATTATTCTTTAGGCAACCTCTGTCTCCTCGATACGGCTCACATGGGGCTGGATCCTCTTCTGGATGTTGTAATAGGTCAGAGGCTCAGTGTCTGTCTCGGTGATCTGGAAGAGCGTCTTGAGCTCCTCGTCGGGAAAGATGATGCGACGATCGTTGGGATTCTGTAGATCCTTCTCCTTGATGTATTTGCAGATGAGTGTGGTCAGGTGGGCACGGGTCAGTGGCTTGACATTATCCTCATCTCCCAGTGTCGAAAGGAACTTCTCGAGCGCCACACTGGGCTTGACAGGACGCATGAATCCAGAATTGGTCGCGTCCTTGGCCTTCTTCTGGGTTGTCTTGATCTTCATGATACGATAAACATCTGCGATCATCGTCTTGTAACTCTTGAGTAGCTTCTTATGCCCGTTCTCGAGAACAGGGATCAAATCCTTCTGGAGCTCGTCGATGGAGAGGATCAGCTTCTCCTTGGTCACCACTTTCCTCTTTTTCTTTTCCACCGGCTTGCCATCCTCTACCACCACCTCCTCGGTCTCCACCACAATCTCCGCATCGGCCTCTTCCGCCACCACCTCGGTCTCTGTCTCCACCACCTCCTCCTTGATCTCGATCTCCGCCTCCTCCTTGACCTCTATCACAGGCTCGGTCTTGATTTCCTCCACCACCTCCTCCTTGATCTCCACCTCGACCGGAGCCGCAATCACAACCGCCTCCGCCTTGGGCTTCGTCGTCTTGGTCTTTTTCACCTTGGGCTTTACCACAGCCACGGGCTGCTCGGTAACAATGCTCGCCTCGGGTGCTGGAGAGGCGACCGCCTCTGTCTTCTTAGTTTTGGCCATCTTTTTTATTATTCTTTCAGTATCCTTTAGATAGGTTCTATCCCAAGAAATACCAGCAGGCGTAGGCGCTGTTCATGATATCCTGCGTCTCCTTTTTGCTCTTGGTGATGGCCATCAGTTGCTTGGCGCGCATCAAACGGATGGGATAACCGATGATCATGATGAGCACAAGAATCAGCCACAAAATGATGGCCGATTTGAATTTCATTGTTGTATTTGTCATGACGGCAAAAAGAATCAAGAATACCATAAGATAGAGGATGGAATGGAACATAATTGAAATCACCGTGTCCAAACACATCAGGTCGGAATATTTTGTGGAAGGGTCCGTCCCCTTGACATACATGGCAGATATAGACTCCATTTCTTTTTTTATTTTGAAGAAAAAGAAAAAAAAATAATACATTCACAAATATGAATTATATATTACATATAGGTTGGAGTATAATTGATTATGTTTGATTGTAAAAATGGTGAGGCTGTTGATGCACTTACAAGATAAGACACGTCAATATTTAATCCTTGGGAAGAATATTTTTGGTCCGGATTCGGAAGATAGGCCCAGCCTTTTACGATCGAGCTTCCATTGGATACGGACCGCTCGAAAATAATCATTGTAGAAACAGGGAATACTGCAGGTCCCATCATATGACTGATCAAAGAAATATCTAATGCGCTTAATAATGCAGAAATCGTTGTATCGTGGGCTATATAAAATCCATTTCCTCCGATTGAATAGGTTCCTGTTTGATTGAACCAATCTAGTAAATTATGATACATATTATTTGGATTGGGACTGGAGGTAGTATTACCAGTAACAATCGAATTCCATAAATTAGAGCCCGCCATTTGACACGATGAAAAATATACATTGAGAAGCACAATATATTCCTCTGGAGATAGATAATTGGGAGACGTTGGATCGCTTGTGACCCATTGCCCACCATCAATGTATTGTTGAAGAATCCAATCCACCATTGTTGTAAAATTAGCGACTATATCGAATTCCAATTCATTTGTATCATTCACGGATTGGTAATCGAACCAGCGTTGAATAATTTTGGTAGCACAATTTAGATGGTTCGTTTTTTGTATAGGAGTTTGTAAGGCCCAACCATTATTATAACTTGCCGTCGTCGTCCTCGCCACAATAAAACCATCAAGACCATTGGAATTCATGATCGCCGTGTTTGTGTTCCCTTGGGTTCCGTAGGATGTATTGGAAGTTCCTTTTGTTCCTCGAGTGCCATTGCTTCCCATATATACATAGTCGTTGGTTTGTTCCGGGGAGGTGGTAAGGATCGCTCCGACATTGTAATTTGTGATAGTAAAGGAGGAAGATAATCCCAATGTGGTAAACGCGGTAGAGGCCGTCTGAACTGTTCTTATGGTTGAATTGGCTCTTTGAAACGTATAGGTCTGAGGCAGATAATTTTTCAACCGGCTATAAAAAGCCTGAAGACCCAAGAATCCGCCTGCGCTGAGCGGACGAGTGTCTCCTGAATCCACCGGTGCCCATACATTTGTGTTTAATGAACCATTGGGTTCCGTGTAGACTCCTGGAACACTCTGTGAATTGTTTGTTGAGACATGGGGATATCCGGGAATATTATCGGTCGGCAACCATTCATTCTCAACTGTTAAACCATTTAACAATGATGTCCGCACATTATTATAAGTATCACTCGTTATCAGCGAACTTGCTTTTCGTCCTCCGTGTCGTTGAATACAAAAATAACTATTGGATGATGATAGTGGAACGAAAGGTAGATTTTGTAGATTATAACCCGTTCCACATATCTGAGAAGAAAGATTTTGAATTTCAATTGAATTTGTTTCACAACATTTCAGCAAATGTTGACCAATACATCGTGAAACACCACTATTCAAATCGTATATTTTCATAGATCTAAAATATATAAAGAATATAATTTGTAAAAAATACTGTGCATCGTGCTATTCACAACATGCGCTTTTTTTCTGAATCCATGTTCAAATGCTGTTATTCTCGAACTTATTCAGAAAAAGTTGAAATAAAATACATCCATTAATTTCCAGATCCTTGCTATGCTCAAATTTGTCTATCACACTTTCTATTCGGAATTTTGTATTCTATACATAGGCCTCATGACCATAAAAAACATTAATATCATAGAAAGGAATATAACGACGATAGACAATGTCCAACCTGTTTTATCTTTCCATTCTTGATTATCCTTAAAGGCTCGGATATCCATTAGAACGGAGATGACGAGATGTATCAAAAGAAGAATTATAATAATTAATGATATGAATATTTGCGGACCACTGTGATCAAATTGTTTAACATCCTTATATTTTCTAATAGGTATGTATAACTTGAAAATTAGTAAGAATAAGGAAATAAATGTAACAACAATTGATAAGAACCAACATACCTTGTCTTTCCTTTCTTCGTCTTTGTCGGTAAAGGATCGGATCTCCATATAAATGGAAATGATGAGATGCACAACAATGAATAGGAAAACTATTAATATTGTCGGTAATACATGTTTCGTCATACTTGTCATCTCCCGAATTTGCTTTTCTGCAAAGTTTAGAATCGGCTTCGGTGTCATTTGTATAATGTGGTAGTTTTGTTTATTCATGAAAAAAAATAGTTTTTTTTTCATTCGATTTTGAATTTCAATTGAATTTATTTCACAACATTTCAGTATTTGTTGAACTGTAAAAAAATACAAATGATCTAAACATTGGATTGAAATCAAGGAAAAATGAGACTGTGGATCGTGCTATTCACAACAACCCTCTTCATGGGTTATAATGGCGCTTTTTTTCTGAATCCTGTGACTCCTCCATGTTCAAAATGCCGTTATTATGTCATGGCTCGTTGCAAGCTCTTTGATCGCCGGGAGCGGGGCAAGAACATCATGCTCCCTGTGGATCAGGCCCGACAGCACGAAGAATTCTGTGGAAAGAACGGGACCTACTTTGAACCTCGAAAATTTACTTTTTTTTAGCGATTCAATACAATAATCAAGATGAAGATCAAGATCAAGACCAACAGAACAAGGAGGGGGATGAAATACCACCACCATTTAATGTTATCTCGCCATGATGATGATTTGGAGTCTGGCTCTGGTCCTGAGGATGCAGTCGATACTAGATGGTCTTCATTGAAATATGCCAGGAGTAGATCCCAATTTTCAAGGTCCATATTGCGATCCTCCATATGAGCGATGCGAAAAATCCATTTATTATTCTCCCGAGGTTGTATCTTTTCGAGCTGGTAGACACCTCGTGTATCGATCTTATCCTCCTCGTTCATGGTAAGATGGTGCGAAATGTAGTGCCAATCACAATAAGGTCGACTCAACACCGATAAGCTCACATCGTCATTATCCCTCATAATGCTCTTATCATACATCCGACTGTCTTCCAGCATGTTCTTCAGAACATCCTTGGAAAAAATCATGATCATTCCTTGCACGAATAGATCATCATGCCAATGAGGACCCGCCAGGACTTTTTCGCTCGGAAATTCCGGTGATTCCAGCATCTTTTGTAGAGATGGGTAATGGACATAGGTGGTGGCATTCGTTCTTATAATGTAATTGGGCACATCCTCGAAATTAGGATAGGATCGGAAGAGCATCTTGACCGCCAGAAGGAATTTCTGCGCCATGAACGGATTGTATCCTTGTCCATTATACAGGATCTCATCCTCCTCCAGAGGAATCAGCGTCGTCGATTCCTTGTCGTCCAGATCCGATTCTGGATGATTGATCAGGACACTGTAGGAAATATTGTAGTGCTTCAGTAATTCCCGTCGCTTCCGGTGGACCTTGCGATAGATGGGATCATTCAGACTCGAGATAATAAAAAGGTGGAACATTTTATTATTACTATTACAATTATTTTTCATCCTTATTCATTCTTTCTGATGCTCACCGATCATGGACAGGTCCATCCTGAGATCACACAGGCCGGTCCCCATCCTTGATCGCTTCCCACAGATGATGGAGGCGGAGACGCCCCGGATCGGCTCCTTCTCCGAGAAGAAGGCCGCATTCAGGAAATGGTCGGTGGATTCTTCAAAGGAGGCACGGCTCAACACACCCGTCTGTTCCTTCTTCATCCCGTATCTCGAGATGGAGACGATACTTCCATGATGCGTCATAATATCCACCAGCAGCATCACATGGCACGGATTAATAAAGGACCCGTCGCTCGTCACCAGGTTCCACAGCTCCTCAAATAAGAATTGACGCGCGGCCTCGATCCCCAGACAATTAAAAATATCCCACATGTTATTGCTGACCAGCGTCCCGAATTCGAACAATCGATTCCCCAGCAGGCTGATGAAATTGTTCCCGACCGTCTCCACATACCACCGCTTATCATTGTCCTTCTGGATAAAATACTCTCGCACACCCACCACCCCCGAGATGACCACATCCTTTAACTTCTCTTGCACAATCTCGCGCAGATAAATCTCGATGTAATTGTTTTCATTCACATAGAGCGAAGGCTCTGCGGGCATCTCTACATCGGCCACATCCACAAAGATGTCGATCTGGCCGATATGCAGAGGCGAAAACACCACCCGGATATCCTGGAAGGCCGACTCCAGGCTCTTCTTGATCCGTGTCATCGATATCGAGTGCTTGTAGATCACCTTCTTATCCAGCTGGATGCTGATCCCATGGTCGTATTCTCTGAATTCATTACCATAGAGCAGAGAAAACGGATGATACCAGATCTCTTCGCTCTTTTGTTGTAGGAAAATCGTGCTGCTTGTGGTGATGTCCTGGAGTGTCACACGGACCAGCGAGGGACCAATATATTTGCGTATCGCCTTGGCGCAATTCAGTGTATCGTCCTTACTGGACAAATAGAGGCGCGAAGTCGACACCTTGGGATCCTTGGTGGCATTCAGGATTTCCATGAAACGCGGAACCCCGGTCAGCACCATCTGGACCGCGATCCCTGCCGCGTGGAAGGAATTCAGTGTCGACTGGGTCTGCTTCTCGCCGATGCTCTGCGCACAGAGCACACCCACATTCTCTCCCGGCGCCACCATGGTGCTGTAGAAATTCGAGTGGATCTCTCGGGCCAATTCAGGGATCACCTCGGGATAGACCTCGATCTCCTCCAATTGCGCCTGCACCTGTTTGCGATGCCTGCTCAACATCTCTTCCTTCATGCGCTCCGAGGATACCTTGATATCCTTTCCAAGATCGTCCACAATCTTGGCAATCTCTTTCTTGGTGAGACGACGGCACATTACTTTTTTTATCTAGTATGCATATGCCTCAAGATTCATTTTTTCTCTTTTTTCGATCTGGATTTTGATTTGGATACTTTCTGAATGCTTGGCACCGGAGAGGTTACGGGCATCGAGAGCGCCATCTTGTGGGGAGGTGCGATGATGTCAATCAGCACGAACAGGGCGATCGAACCCACCAGGCCATACATAAAAGACACCCAGAAGTGAGAACTCATACACTGGTAGATGTCTGACCACTCCTCTGTCTCCTTCACGGTCAATTGTCCCTCCTTGAGCATGCACCTCTTCTTGGGGGTCACCATATACAACACGTAGACCGTGCCCAATACAATCAATAACAAATTGGCGAAAAAATGATACCAATGGCGGCATCCCATCAGGATGGTATAAATCGTGTATAAAAAGGCAAAGAATACGGCGGTCATAACAGAGGACTGGAAGATGTTGTAGCGTTCCTTCTTGATTTCCGAATAGAGCTCCCGTTGCTTCTCATTTAGGCTCTGCACAAAACGATCAATCTCCTTGTGACAGGGGGAGAGGCTGCTGTAACCGGAGATCAATGCAATCGCAAGCACCATGGGCAGATAGAACCACCTCGAACGAACATCCACGAGCAGCATGGCAGTAGAAGTAGTAGTATTCATATTTGTTTGTTTATTTTATAATTTTTTCTTTTTTTTTATAATAAAAAAGAATGAGAGATCATTACTTCAATCTAAACAATGGATATCCTACCACTACCACTCTTCCACCAACACCAATATCAACACCAAGACAAATCAGCAAATTATTGCCTGCAAGTGCCATTACCAGCATTACCTATGATAATGTCTATAAGAATTGGGGAGGCAGCACCGTATCGCCTCTGATTCAGAATAATAGTCCTCCACCCACGATCACGAATGGAACCAATTCGGGAAGTTATTTCGAGGTTCAACCCAACCAGAGCAATACACTGACCATTTCGTTCGACAACAATTATACCGTCTCGAAAATCTTATTTTCTTATGTCAATTATGCAAGTCCAGAAAACATGTCGGTCTTGATCCAAGGCGGTGCCTACAGTGCGACGATTCCTTTATACAATAGCATTTCGACGGCCATTGCAGAGACATTCAATTATGTTCTTGGGTCATCCACCACCATGTCTCAACTTACCATTCAGATCCTCCCGAATACACCTACGTTTCCTCCCTCTTCTTCCAAAACGATCGCTCCTGCCAGCTGGTTTGAAATGTATGGCCTTGAAATTTATTATTCATCATAAAATGATTTATCGGTCGCAGAAAGAAACGAAATAAAGAATAGATGTCAATCCTTGTGCCTCTCGGCACCATCGAGATCAAGACCAGGAAGCAGATTGACAAGCAATTGAGAGTCAAGGAAAAGGCGGATCCTAGGAATGTCTTTCGACAGGTCAAGGAGGTGGCGGCTTACCGTGTGGATGCTCGTGACCGCATCGCACTGCCTTTTCAATGGGCGATGGCACGGGAACAGTATCGACCACATCGGCGCGGGAGGGAGGAATTTCCAGCGACCCATTCCAGGTTTATTGGCAATCTACGTCCGGAGCAACAGGTCATCCAGAAAGAAGCGATTGAGCACCTGAACCGCCAGGGATCCATCCTGATTGCGGTCTATCCGGGTGGAGGCAAGACGATCACGTCGCTGTCCATGTGCTCCAAAATCGGCATGCGGACCATGATCCTGGTGAATCGCGTGGTGCTCATGGACCAGTGGAAGAAGAGCATCCTCCGGTTTTTTTCAGACACGGTCCGGGTCCAGATTGTCGAATCCAAGGATGAGATGGAGGACGGTGTGGATTTTTACATTATGAATGCACTGAATGTTCCCAAGCGGTCAGCGGAAGACTTCCATGCGATCGGCACCGTCATCGTCGACGAGGTTCATATGATGATCACCCAGGTCTTTGTCCGATCACTCGCCTACCTCGCGCCTCGCTACCTCATTGGATTGAGTGCCACACCCTACCGCCCAGACGGCCTGGATGTCTTGTTGGACCTCTATTTTGGCGAGGCCAGGATTGTCCGGAATCTCCAGAGACACCATGCGGTGTATGCGGTCGAGACGGGGATTGTCATTGAAGGCGAGAAGGATGATCGAGGAAAGCTCATGTGGAACACTGTGCTCCAGGCTCAGATGGACCATCTGGGGCGCAATGACTTTATCCGCCGCCTCTGCCTGTTTTTCAGGGAGCGCTCCATCCTCATCCTCTGCAAGCGCGTGGAGCACATCGTCGCACTCCGGGATCTTATTTCTTCTCCCGAGGCGACGGTCACAACCTTGAAAGGGAGCGAGACGGAATACGATCCCGAGGCTCGCATCCTTATCGCCTCCATCCAGAAGGTCGGGACGGGATTCTCCCATGACCGCCTCGACATGCTCATTTTGGCCTGTGATACAGAGGAATATTTTCTACAGTATCTTGGTCGTGTATTCCGCCGACCGGATGTGGTGCCGATTGTGATGGATATTGTCGACAAGAATCACGTATTGCGTCGGCACGCGCGCACGCGTCGTTCTGTCTACCTCGAATGCGGTGGCACGATGCATGACTTTCATTCTGTTTTCCCAGATTTTGAAATCATTCGTTCATAAAATTATCTTTTTTTTTTATTATTGATTCAAATAAAAAAATGTCCACTACAAGCTATCCTTCCACCACCATCGCACCGATCTCCTTTACACCCTCCTCTAATTGGAATACTGTTGATTACGGTGATCCTGCGGTCAATTCCAACATCACTACATGCACACAGACTACAGCACCCCCCACTTCTTTTACCAAGGATAATGCCCAACAATGCATGACCGCTATGGGGATGGATACCACTTGTTCCTCCTTTTCTGCTTCGGTTGCCGCAAGTATATCAGCGGGACTTTTCGGTTCGGCTTCCGCACAGGCAGCGGTTTCCGGACAGACCGGATGTGAGAATGAAGCACTCATCTATAATCAATATCAATCCGACACTAATATTTGTAATTGTCTCAGTAATAATACCAGCATTACCTCGACAACAACCAATTCAAGTGCAAATTCATTTACATCCAATTATTGTGTTTTTTGCGAAGGTAATAATTCCAACGGAGTATCTTGCACTCAAGGTGGAACCTGTCCACCGTCGGTGCCTTGTGAAATCAATCAATCCAATGCTTCCAAAGTCAAAATTGAGAATAATTTATCGACTCAGTATACGTTGGCGTTAACAAATATGATTTCTGATTCTCTCAATCAGGTCGCTTCGAGCACACAAACCTCCACGACAGGCACCGGGAATGTAGCCCAGGGTGGAAAAAGCGCATCTATATCGAGTATTTCAGCTATTGATAATCAGACCAATACACAAATTAATGATGCTCTTTATGATCTCATGAATAATTTTAGCAGTAACAATGAGATTCTATTACAGTGTGGATCACCTCAAGTCATCATTCCCGCAACGGATACAAGTCCTACTGTCGTCGTCCCCGCAGTTAGCCAATGTTTTGGATGTGTGCCCATTGATCAAATGAATAGCTCCTCCATCCTAGTGAATAATATCATCAATACTGGATTCACCACCGGCATTACCAATTCAAGTCTTTCTAGTATTCTGCAATCAGGAACCAGCTCCCAGTCGAATGACAATAAAGCATCAACGGGTATATCTAACAATAAATGGTATATATGGCTTATCATCGGGATCATTATTATCGTAGCAATCATCGCAGGTATTTTTAAGGCGCGTCAAACAGCAAAAACAACAGCAGCAGCAACAACAGCATCAGCAACAAGAGCGCAGCAGCAACAAAATCTAAAACGTGATTATGCCTCTAAATGTAATCGAGCACCAACTCAACAACAATTAACAAATTTAAAACCAGCAATACCACCGTGCCCACTACCACCACCACCATCAACAGCTATTCCATCACAAGGTATACAAATGACATCATTACCAACATCAACAATACCACCACCACCGTAAAATAAAAATTATTTTTTTTAAATTATTATTTATTTAAATCCTTTTTATATATAAAAAGAATGAAGCGTTCCTTTACAGTCATTGCGGTCTCGACGGTCCATGGGACAGTGAAGGGAGAGGAGAATTTGGGAGGACATTTTATCAATGCGACACCGGTCGAGGCGGCCAAGAAGGCGGCCTCCAAGATCTGTTCCATGTCCAAGATCCGCGGACAATGCACCCTGATCATCACGATTCGCGAGACCACCCCCGGCAGTCGTCAGAAGGAATACATGTATAAAGTCAAGCGCATCAAGAATGTCAAGACCGTGATGAAGGGTGACAAGGAGATCACTTTCCGCTACATTACCGTCGCCGAGAGTCTTCAGAAAATCACACCCAAAATGTTTCTTTAACAATTGAAATAAATCAATCTTTTTTCGATTTCCCAAAAAAGATTCTATACAATAAAAATTATGATTACCGTTCCTACGGATCCTACTAAAAAATTCTATCAGGCCTACATCAATCCCTACAATTATTTTACTTACGAACGGCTTTACCAGGGTCGTGAATATTGTCTCAAACCTTCTTCTCAATTGCTTTCTTTGCCCAAGCATGTTCCAGAATGTCTTGAACGACCGCTTTTGTATTTACTGTATCTGCCCAAGTTTTTTTAGAGCCTTGCATTCAGATTGGACCGGATCCTTCCACGCATCATAGGAAATCACAAGCGTCTCAAGGGTCGCGGTTGGTAGCCAATCAATATCCGCGAGACGCCGGGTGTCCAGATAGGCGATCGGAGATGCTAGTGGATAGTCGGGAGGAAGAAAAATACGATAGTGCTTGTTGCGGTAGGCAACAGTGATCCATAGAATACCGTAATCAATCACATGGCATCCGATCATCCGCTGTTGTTCCTTGATCAATCGGGTATTGCGCCATGGAATGTTTCGTATCTGGTTCATGATCCAATGCCACTTCTCTCGAAAGGTCGAATCGAATAAAAAGATTTCTTCCATCATCTCCTTGGATAATAGATGCATTTGATTCTTTACGTTCTTCATCATTAAATAAGAACAACTCCTCCTCGACCAACTCCTCCTCTACTAACTCCTCCGCCAACTCCTCCGCCTCCGCCTCCATGCTTATTCTTTAGATCCTGTTCGAACTTCTGGGCGGGTGATAGTGTCATGTAATTCTCTGTGATGATTTCTACTTTTCGGTTTGAATTATTATTGCCTAAGTAATATTTATCACCAGTAACCGGGCTCGGTGGAGGTCTTGTCATTATTATTTAATTTTTTTAATTCAATACAAGAATATTTTTGTATTAAAAAAATTCAAAATAAAAAAATATATTTAATTCTTTACGTTCTTCGTCGTTAAATACTTGCTCTTTAACGCCGCAATCTCCTTCTCAATCTTTGCCTTCTGGGCGGGTGATAATGTCGTATAATTCTCACGTGGCTCTGGTGGTATTTGTTTCATCTTTTGCTCTTCAAATCCACCAATTCCTGAGACCTTGCCCATCCCCAATCCACCTAGTCCTAATTTCATAGGCATTTTACTCATCGGCATGGGCATTGTGTAATATTCTTTTTTAACCTCATCTTTATACATTGTATTCTTTGGCACCTTTGCTAATGTTTCTCGTCGTGAATTATTCCCCAGGAAAGCGATACCAAGAGGCGCACTCGCTGGAGGTCTTGTCATATTTTTAATCCATTACAATATTTTTTTTATTTAAAATTTTGTTTTTTTCGTCCATCTCAATTTAACATGTATATCCGTAAAATAAATAAATAAGCAAGCATGCGCCTGATTCCGTTTTTGCGTCCTTTCTTTGAGCGTCATGAGCACCGTGTCTTATTCAGGAGTCGTAAGAGCATGCTGTGCTACGGCGAGATATGGAAAGAGGCCGAAAAGAAGAAGCAGGTCCTGGAGAATCATAATGTCCGGGGACCGTTGATGGTGATCCATCCCAATTCCAAGGAGTGGTTGATCGATGTGTTGGCGGGACTCATGGCCAAACGGGAGGTGATCCCCATTTCATCGCGGGCTGTTGTCTCATTAGTCAAGAAACGGATAGCCGAATTCAAGCCGGCGGTGGTTTCCTCTTCCGAGGGCCTTGTGTTTACGGATTTCTCCTCAAAACCGATTCGAGACGGGCGGATCACGCTCCTAACATCGGGTAGCTCCGGTGGCGGGAGCAGCATCTCGCTCCGACAGGAAAACATTGTTGCGAATCTGAAACAGATCGATCGTGTCGTGCCGGAATCCATGATCGGTGCCGAGGATTCTTCTCTCTCCATCCTTCCCTGGAGCCATTCCTATGGTATGACCTGTGAACTCCTTTTTCTCCTCACCCGTGGTGCCTCTTTGAATCTCCCTCTTTCCCTAGAAACAGTGGCCATCGATCTGCGCAGGACGCGCCCCACGCTCCTGTTTGCCGTGCCTGTGGTCCTGGATAAGATCCTCCGACCAATCCTTCCCTTTTCTCGCCTCCCCCTTCGCTCCGTGCTGTTTGGCCACGCGGTCTTTGGAGGACAATTACGTGCTGTGTCAGTGGGTGGTGCGCGGAGCGATCCAAACACCCTCCAACAATTTGAGGACATGTTCGATGTTCCGGTGTATGAGGGTTATGGCATGACCGAATGTAGTCCCATGATCGCCCTGAATACGTCCTCCGCACGACGCCTCGGTTCGGTCGGTCGTGTTCTTCCAGGGATCGATGTCCGTATCGAGGAGACCACCAACGAGATTGTCGTCAGAGGAGAGAATGTCGTGGATTCCCTGCCTTCTCATCGTTACCTGATCCTCGATGGCTGCCGATACATGAGGACGGGCGATCGAGGAAAGATCGATGCGGACGGCTACCTCTTTCTCCAGGATCGGATCAGCGATCATTTCAAGCTCTCCAACGGCATCTTTATTCATCCACAGCACGTCGAGGATGTTTACCAGAAGCATCGTCCGATCGGTATCTCGCACTGGGTCTTGCTTCCCGACACATCCGGCATGTCGACCCTCCTTGTTGGTCTCATGACTGGAGACCTTCCCATCCCCATCCTGACCCCGGAAGAGGCACGCAAGATCGGTGTCCAGGCGGGTCTCCTGGGTCGGGAGATTCCTTCCCGGATCCTCTACCTGACCAAGACCGAGGCCGCGCCCTTTCTGACCGAGAAATATACCCCGCGGCGCGGCCTCCTCCTCGCCTACATCAACAATCCTCCATAATCTCATTCAATTCTTCCACCAGCCTAAAGATTGAGAGATGATTCACCATACGAAGAATATCCAGATTTTGCTCGTGCAATTCAAGAGTGAGAAGCATTCTCAGCTTTGCACGCGCGATTCCATCCAATTGAGCGGCGCGCTCCGCTGATCCGGGTAGAACAAAGAGCCCGTGTTCTACCAGACGGCCCATGCGTCTGTCGTATAAATCGATGATTTCATCCTTGATTTTCTGATCCGTGAAGCCTCCCAAATGTCGACGGTATTCCACCATGCGCGCCAGGTTGTAAGACGACAGGAGATCGGCCTCTCGCACAATATGAAAGAGCTGCTGGTAAGGACTGTCCTGGATCCAGGTGGGGAAGCCGTTCTTGCGGATCTCGCTATAGGACATGGTCCGCATGATTTTCATCATCACCTCCACCTCGTCCTCGGTATGAAAGAGTTGAAGATGGTCACTTACCGTGGAAGAGAAATCCGTCGCATACTTCCGATCGAGAGCATCATGAAGAAGAGCACACTGCGCCGCCATCTTGATCTTGAGCGGATCCTTGGTTGTCTTGGGATGCCTCAGGATGTCGATCGTCCAGAATAAGACCTCTTTCGAATGCTTCTCATTGTGCGAATCGTCAATGCGCCCCACCCTCGAGATCTCTTTCATCAGCCGATAGGAGGAGAACAATGGATCCAAGAAAAAGGTCGTCTGGAACATCAATACCGGTGCAATTCTCATGATTCTGTTTTTTTTTCTTTATTTTTTTTTGGCTACAAATCATTTTCATGATTGACGACAAAAAAAAAAATATTTATGTCAATGAAAAGAAAGAAATGTCGTCGCCATCATCAAAGAGGATGAAAACAAGCAATCGAAATCTACCTCCACTTCCCAGTGAATTGCTACCACTGATTTCCCAATTTGCCGGACCGGCTGCAATCAAGAATTTGGCCATGACGAATCGAGCCGCTCTTCTCCAACAACATCACCTACAATTATCAAAGAAAGAATTAAAAAAGGCTATCCTCTATACCATCTGTCTGCATCTCGATCCTAGTCAACAAGCAAAGACTCATCGAGATCGTAGTGATGAAGTCAAACTTCACTTTACTCGCGGTGTAAGATATTTCTTTGTAACATTAAAGGTATCTGCTTTTGGATCCAAGATAAAACCCTCTTTGATGTTTCAGGGAGGTGGATACGAACCATTACAATTCGAGGATGGTATACACCCCGATCAAAACCTCCAATTTAATTTTGAGTTTGATGTGAATCGAAACAGAAATGAAATCTACACCCTTCTTCATTGGCTCCTCGACGAATATTTTCCCTTTTTTGACATGACAGAAGGAACTCAAAAGGATCTTGCATGGTTTAATTATCTATATGTGAAGGAACCAAAGAAAACAAAGAAAACAAAGAAATATTCTCCATATCCATGCGCTCTGGTGCCATTCAATGATTCCATCCATTATATGCAGAAATGCGCCGATCTATTGATGAATCCATGATGATTTAAGAAAGAGAGGAGATGTGAAACAAGAAAAACGATACAAGCATGAATTACGATACTATGGTGCTATCGGGCGGTGCAATCCGTGGGTTTGGTTTGCTGGGTGCCATCCAGCATCTGCAGGATCAGAATCGACTGGCGGGGATACGAAAATTCATCGGCACCTCGATCGGTGCGATCCTTTCTTACCTGCTTTGCATTGGATACACACCCACGGAGGTCATGGTGTCCATGTCGCAAAAGGGATTTTTTGAAAAGATTTCCAACCTGGATGTGATGAATGTGATGAATGGTATGGGCGCGGTCTCTTTTTCGATCCTTCAGGAGCAGCTGGAAAAAATGACGGTCCAAAAGATTAAGAAATATATTACACTCTCGGAGCTCCATACTCGCTTCGGCAAGGAATTGGTATGCTGCACCTACAACAAGACCACACAAACGCCGGAATACATTTCTTTTCGCTCCCATCCGGACATGAATTGTCTGACCGCCCTCCGCATGAGCGCCAGCCTCCCCTTTCTTTTTGATGAATTCCTCTATGAAGATTGTCACTATATCGATGGTGGCGTCGCCGACAATTTCCCCATCTGCCAGATCCTGCCGGAAGATACCGCCATTGCTATCCGGCTCACATCCGGTGCTCACGGTCCCGACCACGAGGATAAGAATGTGGTGAGCGACATCTACTCTACCATTCTGATTCCTATCCATAGGATCGAACAAATCATGATAGAACGCATGCGACAGACCCATCCCAAGATGGATATTGTCGATGTGCACCTTCCCTCTTATACCGCCGTTCTCCTGAATGTCTCGACCACTGAAAAATTCGACATGTTTTCCGTCGGTTATGACAGTATGAGAAAGTATTACCAAGAGATTGCTTGAAAGACTTATGTTGGAAATAATACATTTTTTTTTACAGTAATAAAAAAATGGGCTCTTTCACGGTTCATCCACCCGTCGATTGCTCCATGGCTTTGCAACGACACGAAGAATGAAGAGACGTATGAATAAGAAGTATGTATTGGACGATGAAAAGAATGTTGTGAATCATAATACACCACCTCGCACCCAGCCTTCTCTTTTGGTGTGGATGGCAGATCCAACCAGACCATAAGACGATCGTAGGGAATGGGATTGAAAAATTCTATGGATACGTCGATTGGCTTCTCTATATCACCAAAATTCTTAAAGATCGTGGAAAGGTGGCCTGGCATGGTGAAGAAATGCCCGATGCAGGAACGCTACATCTCACACCTTGTTTTCTCCATGTCCGATGGATTGACACAAAGACACTCGATGTTAAATCTGAAAAGATTCGTCTTTATCAAAACTAGCCGTTTCGCTCTCACGGACAAAATTCATGGTGGGGATAAACAGGGAATTTTCGATCGGTATAATGGTGCGAGGGATTCGTATTGAATATAAATTGCACGCCATTGATGGATACAGGAGATTCCATTCTTCGAGGGTCCAGAGTTGAAGAGCGGGGATACGTGCGGCACGCCGAAGAAACAGTATGTCCTCATCCTCATCCTCTTCAAGTGGCAGCGTCATGACACGGGGAAATCGGCGCTCGAATTCCACCATCATGTGATTATTATAGATTCGTAGGCGCTGTTGCAGGAGAGGGATGTGTCGTTGGCGGTAGCGTCTGGAGTGAAAATGTCGTATCCGACGATCAAAAAAGGGATTATAGATATATTCTCCGCAAACATCACAGTAATTGCGGTCGAGATGCATGCGGATCATGGACATGAGAGGATGCAATTGCAGTTTTCCTAAATATTGAATCAGGTTTTTTCGCAGATGGTAAAAGATGGTGGGTGAGGTATCATTCAGGCACATCAAGAAGGATGCCGAAGAAAGAGTTTCGCTATTCATCATCTTCTTCTGTTTTATAGGGTTCTTATGGAGGAGGCAAAATCAATTCTATAATAAAAAGAATGGATTTTTATGAAAAAGTTCTTTATACGAGGAAGAGGTAGAAATAGAGATCAAACTCGAATTTGCCGGTCGTGGGAAGGTAGATGTTTTTCAAGTTGACGGCCCACATGGACAACTCCGCACCGGTCGAGAAATCATCAATCAGCGTGACAGCGGTTCCCTCGAGGAAATATACCTCGGGGCTGGATCCGGAGAGGATGGCAGTGGGATACGCAGTCAGGGTGCTTCCGACGTTCAGAGAGGTGGCGACCAAAGGATCGACGTATTTGGGGCTGGTAGGCGTGGCGGAGGTGGTGGAGGAGGGGAATCCACCTGCGATATGAATACCATTTTTAGGGAATGAATTGAGCCATCCGGTAACGTGCAACAAGTAGGCGGGACGCTTCTTGGTAGGTGTGGCGCTAGACGCCACGAATACCTGACTGACCTTGCTCGTTATATTTTGAGGTATGATGGTAGCACCGGTCACCGCGTCCATCACAATAACGTTCAGATTTTGTATCTTGACGGCCGCTTCGCCGGCATTGGACGCCTGGAGGATGCGGTTCGTTGTTTCAATGGGAGTGGGTTGGAGAGCGCCAAAATTGGCGTTCGCTGCGGAGATATAAGGCATTGCGTTATCTACTATGCGACAAGATTAAAAAATTTTTTTTTTTTGAATTTTTCCCTTTAATACAGTGTGTTATTACGTTCTGATGCGGTGCACTTGGCCTGTGGGAAATGTCCATAAAACTGTCCGTAATCGTTCTTGTTCCACAATCGGGTCTGTCGGGACATGATGTCCTCGCGGAAGGCCATCTGATCCTGGTCAAACGAATACTCCACTACATTATTATTCTTCTGAAAGAGTGGGACACGATCATACTGGGCACCAAGCCCCCCCATTGGATCCTCAAAAACAAACGGAACTGTGGCATTCTGAAGGACAAAGTTGGGCGCGACATAGTATTGAGCCATGTCTGGGTCTACCCAGTATTGGAGATCGCCACCGTAGATCGATGCATATCCTCCATTGTAATATCGGGGACGGATCTCATTGGTCTTGCAATCCGTATACATGTTGCGCAACGGCTGGACATTCTTGGGCTGGTAGGGCGGACGGTCCAGCTCCATGTGGATGTTGCGTCTTGGATCGATAAGACGAGGATCCAGTGATCGACACGTCGTTTTTTCGGGCGTCGTATAGAAAAAATCAGGCGCCGCCTGCACGTCCATGTCTGTATTCTGGTAAAGCATCTTATTCACATTCTTTATGGAAAACGGCTCGGCCCTGTAATATCCGGACTTCATCTTCTTTTCTATTATAAAAATAAATTTCTCTGCAAAGAATGATTTTCATTCTGTCAAGAGGGGGATCTAAAGAAGAGTGCACCCTTAAAGAAAACAATGGAATTTCAGGATTTAAAGGTATCGACGAGAACAATCATTGCGAGTGCGAATGTGGAGTTTGACATTGAGACGATCTTTACCAAGATTCCGATGACGGAGAGAAAGAGGACGAGGATCGATCGGATGTATTATAAGAACAAGATCCGCGAGGGTGGTCAGAAGGAATATGAAGATCGGAACAAGCAAAAGAGCTTCCGGAATGCGCTGAATGTGATTATGATGATTGATGACGAGAAAAAGGTGAATTTCAAGGTGTCCAAGAATGGCAAGTTCCAGATGACCGGATGCAAGAATGTTGAGCACGCGAGGATCGCGACCGTCTCATTCTTAGAGGCGCTCGAGGAACACTGCCCGGAGAGCTTCCATCAGCGGAGTGATATGTTTCGCGTTTTTTTTGAGATTGTGATGACCAATGTGGACTGTCGGACGGGCTATTGCATCAACCGGCAGGCGCTGGATCGCATCATCAACACCACTACACCCTTCCACTCTCTCCTGGAAACGAGCTTTGGATACACGGGCGTTAATATCAAATTCCCTGTGATGAGCGACTGGAAGGACATGGAGGTGCCGGTGGTGGAATGGAGAACAGGCGAGCCCTTGCGTTTGTCGTATCAGCCGCTCTCCTCGCTGACTGTGAAAGAAGGAGGCAAAGTCAAATACAATACGTTCCTTGTCTTCCATAGCGGTCAGTTCATCATGAGCGGCATGCATGAAAAGACCATGAAGCCAGATTACGACCTCTTTATGAGCATCCTTAAGGACCACCAGGATCAGATCCGAGAGGTCCTGGATTGAAAAACGTCCGCGGTATAAAAATTGATATTTATTTTTGCCACAAATAGATGGAGGAGATTGTCATCCAATTTGAATTCTAATCGAACTATGAATTTTTTTCTTTTTTTCAGAAAATAATCATGCAGTGCAATGTTGACGGATGTGAATTCTTCGGCCTCGAGGAGAACGGAGGGCGATGCACGGTCTGCGCCGGTGTCCATATCCTTCAAGGCGAGGCGACCGAGGCGGATGTCATGGAGATCTTTGGCCTGATCAACAATGATCTTCCTAGTGAGGATCAGGTGGAGCAGCGCCTCCATACGATGGAAAATATGCACTCTCGACGCCTCTGGCCCATGTTGTTGGGATACGACAATTCACAAACGGTCCGCCTCGCCATGTATTTCGTGAATCTCGGTCCTCGCCTCCGTCCTGAGACCTGCAGACGCATCATGGACTGCGTCTTAAGGATGTGCCACGACGATCCGACCCGCATCGCCTTCCAGAAAGCACTCGTCTATCTCTGCATCGCACCCTGGCTTCTGGAACGATCCGAGGATTTCCAGGTCGGCCTCTGTTATTTCGGTGTCGGCAACGGCGGAATCGTCACTCGTCGAACCCTGGAGCGCCTTCTCGATGCCGGATCGATCCGGTCAGCCTGGAGACGCTCCGATGTGATCCCTATCTCCTCACCTTCACCAGAGCCTAGGCGTCTTGTAGAAATCATGGAAATCTAATCTTTTACCAATGTTGCAAAGAAAGGAAAAATTTAATATTTGTTAGAAAAATTGATTCTGACTCATGGAAGGGTCATGATCATGAATTCTATCTACATCAAGTATTCTAATAGTTCTCTCCATATTTATGAATAAAAACAGAATGCCTACCTATGTATACCTTCCTGATGCTCTGGGCGTCGCGCTATGGAATCTCGATGCGACTTTACCGCGAGTCACGACTCCCGACGAGGTGTGCCACTATGTGTCCGATCGACATTATTTCCCCTTCCGCTCCAATATCGTCGAGACCATCCTTCGACTTCAATTGAATCGATCATTGGCTCTCTTTCTGAAGAACATCGAGACGAAGCACGATCTCAAGGCATGGCATTGGCAACGCATTCTTCGCACACGGATCCAGAGGGAGGACTGTATTCGTAGGGAGGAGACGATGGAGCGACGTCATCTCCTGGCGATCCGTGGTGCGACCCGTCTCTTTATTCGACACAAGGCGCGATTGGTGGCATGGCTGAGGCCTCGAATGCGGCGATGGCATGCACGTGTAATTCTGCCTCGTCAGAAAACAGGCCACATCATTGCCCGGAATCTTGTGGATCGGATTTATGAGATCCATTACGACGAGAAGAAGCATCCCTTTTGGTCCTCTGCATTTTCTGACGCCTTTGGGGGTGGTAAGGATGCGGAAGGTAGACTGATCATGGACGTGAACGAGATTGGCACCTCGCAGGAAGCGATCGGGGCCTACTGTGAACACATGCGCGATTCGTGTCGCGGTCTGCTCATCATGGACGCGGTCTTTTACGATGCATGCCGGCGTTCGTCCAAAGAGGGAAGCGAGGCCCTGGATCATATGGCAACGATCGGTCGGCTCTGGGATAATCCGGAATTTGCCATGGCGGCGGATTCCATGCTCTCGGACTACATTGATGCCACACTCTATCGGACCGAGATCTCCAAGGACCAGCGGCTGGAAATGTTTGTCACCGTGGATAAACTCAAGGCGCGGGCGGCCTGGGAAGGCATCTTTGACTCCAGCGATAAACGCCAAGCCCTCGCCGCCAATCTCGATATGCCCGCTAAACGATGGGGCGCCTTTCGTCGCTGTGAAACCGTGGATGCATTGGTCGCCTACCTCCAGATGCTCCGACGATCCAAGAACAATCAGGAATTACCATCCTCTCTTCAAGAACGTTTTGAACAAGCCACCAAACAGTATGAAAGTGCCCTGCGTGGAAGCCGTGTCGGCCAGTTCGGATGGTATTGGGATTCAGAGGAAATCGACATGGCAACCTCTCAGCTCCAGACGGTCAATAAGGAGGTCCGTGAATGGAAGGCCAAGAACATTTCCATTTCTACACGGAATGATGATTAATTATTTTAGATAATAATAATTAAGATAAAAGATATGCTTTCAAAATGGTGCGAGGATTACTGCCAAAAAAAGAAGCAGTCTACTCTGGAACTTGTGGATGATAGTGTCTTTTTATTTTTTATCGTCACGGATGCTTATATTCTCGATGATGATGAATTGATTACATTGATCCGTAAAAATTTAATCAATATATTGCCAAATGAAGTCAAATCCTCTTCTCTACATATCACTAAACTTATTCTTGAACCCTCTTCTTCTGATGATCTATTTCATCTCCGGTCCATGACGGTCACCTACAATGCTCGAAATAAAAAGCTTGAAAAAGCATTGAGACGAATAACATCAGAAAGCATTGAACATTTAATCATCCATGCTATCTATACCATTCGACAACAATCGAAAAAAAAACGAAAGCTAGAAAAAATATTGCAAGATGATGCATTATTGGAATATATGCTCTTGCACCATACGACACAGACTGGATTTAACATATTGATTGATTCTATTCTGACCATGTATGATGATGATGATAAAAAATTGCCTGATTTTTTTAATCGTCATGAATTCCTTCTTTCTCCAGAGTATCGCAATGCAATGACGGTTCCGCAGCGCGAGGTCATCGTGAATTTACTCATGAGAGATTCCAAGATAAAATCCTTATTGTAATATCTTTCTTTATTTTATCTGGAAACGAGCCAGGACCGGGATGTGATCCGAGGGATGCTCGAGATCTGGGAGGATGGTGGTGCTGATGTCGGGTTCCATAAAGGTCTCGAGCCATTGGATGCTTGATTTGGTGTAAAGAATGTGATCGATGCATCCAAGGAAATCCGGCTGATCTGCATGCACCTTACTATGTATGGTGGGTGTGATGGGTGTATGATCCCAGATGCATCCAATCTTATCGTGAACAGGCATCTCTTCCGGCTTGCTGTTGAAATCGCCCGCGACAATCGTGGGATAGTGCGATACGTCCATCATGCGATGGAGCGTCGAATGCAGCTCCATCATGACCTCTGGTGTCTTGTATCGGCACGGCATATGAACGGTCGCCACCACGAAGCGTGTTGTTGTCTCGCGATGTTGCAGGACGACCGAGGTGACTGTCTGGGCAAAAATCTTGGCCGTGGGCATCAAGGCCTCCGATCCGAGCCGGATCCGATTCTTGGCGACGATGATGAGCGATGGTGGCACAAGGATCGCATTCCCCATCTTCCCATTAAACGGTGTTCCCCACGAATCGTAGAGGACGCGATAGCCATGGCATTCCGCCACTTGGAAAAGCGGTGTTATCGAGATCTCGGCAACTTCCTGTAGGCACACAATCATTTTCTGAGGTTCCATGGCCGCATGAAGAATCTGCTCGATTCGTGTCCATCGATCCTCCATGACCGTGGGAGGATAATGTGTCATGAGCGCCGCAAGCGCCTCGGAGAGCACGTTCCATGTCATCACTTCGATTTCCACAGAGACGGATGGTGGAGATTCAATCTTTTTACAGGGGGGTAGGCAATCCAGAGTGTTGTGGAGGAGCGCGGTGCAATTGGCTCGATTGCAACGAAGTTTGTAGGAACATCGAAGAAATTCAGGAGAGGCTCCAGAAGGGGTATTGTGGATGTGGTGGCAATCGGCCCTCTCGCATGTCGACTGGTAACGACACTGCTCGATCTGTTGCATCTTATTGTATCTGTTATGTATAGATGAAAGAGAAAAAAAAGGATGAGACGAATAGTATTTACTTTAAAATCCTGTTTTTCAAAGCCCTGAAATCAATTTCATCCACAAATATAAAAATTATAAAAAACTAATTCTAGATAAAAAAAAGATGAAGACGATCATTCGCATCTTATTCTGGATCATGATCCTGCTGGCAGTGGGAGTGATCCTTGTGACCGTGCTCAAGAATCTGACCAAGATTGTCATGACATTCCTCTACATGAAATATTACTACAAACTCTGGCCTGTTATTTCGCAGAGCCCTGCGATTCTCAATGTCGCGTATCCGGACTATTCGGTGCAATACTATGTCATGTCCTTTCCTCAAAATACAATGGTCACCCTGGAAGGGTCCATTCCCCAATCTCTTCGTTTCTGGAGCATTACGCTCTATGACACTACAGGCAACTCCATTCAGTCATGGAATGATACACTTTATCCCACCAATCATTACAAACTGCAATTTACGACAACACAGATCTGTGCCATGATGATTCGATACTATACGAATTCGACCAATTCCTCCACCACGACCACTTTACTTCCATCTTCACTGCCGACCGTCACCGTGGAAGGACATACTATGGCGACGGTCTCGGAAGATCAGAGGATCAAGAATTCAACCCAGCTCGAGGGTATGCTCTACAAGACATGCACACGACAGGCCAAGAATTATAATTTCACCAATGTGGATACCCACCAATTCTTTCTTGGCAATCCAAAGGCCATGCAGATGATGTTTCCCAACAGCAATGCCATGTATCTGATCGCCTTTCCTACCTCGACCAATGTCATCAAGATCCAGGGCACACTTCCACCCGCCATCGGCAGGAAGGAAAACATCCGATTTGTAGGATTCATGGCATGCAATCTCGATACCACAAGAACCGATGATTGTATCAGCGACATCCATCTTCCCTCTTCCTACACTGTCTATGTCGCGTATACCAAGGATGCCGCAATAAAACACGGCTATAAGAAGGGAGATGGTCTCCTTCTTTGGGACGCCACCACCAATACCCACCCCGTCGTCATCTACCGCCAGGTCCAGATTGAAACCACAGGCATCTTTACCCTCTCCGGCGCCTCGTCCAATATCAGCGGATCGGCCATCCAGACCATCATGGGCAACTACTACCCGACCATCATCCCATCATCCTGAGAATGAAAATGATAGATTCCAAAATTTTTTATTATTTATTTTATTTTTATTAAATATAAGAGACGACATTTTATTTGGATATGACACTATCGGTAAACTCAATCGGCGGATTCGTTTGTAAAGAGGGGGATGTTCATGATTCTACTCTGGATCTAATTTCTTCTCACGGTTATGATGATCCTCCTCTGGATCACATCCCTTCTCCTCTTGTCTTTCCTCCTCTCCCTGACGATACTTCTTCTTTTACCCAGATTCTTCTCATCTCTTCTTCGCTTTCCTCTTCTTCCCTTTTTTTTGATGATTGTAATTCCTCCACTTTCCCCATCCTCTTTCACCCCGATTCCTCTCGTGATGATCTCCAATCTCTCCTTTTTTCTCATTGGTCTTCCCTTGATCGCATCGGCTTTGTCTTCCACGACCCCTCTTCCTTCTCCGATTTCCCTTTCCTCAATAACCAGCCCTTTTTCTTACCCTCTGATCTTGATGGCGTCTCCGATCCTTCCGAGAACCTCGTCTTCCTCCTTGATCTTCTTCGTTCCCTCTCTGTCAAGCACGTTGATTTTCTCGCCTGCAATAGTCTCCTTTCTCCCTCCTGGCGTGCCTATTACGATCTCCTTGCCTCTCGTTCCGGTGCCATAATTGGTGCCTCCGACAACGAGACCGGTAATCAAAAATATGGTGGAGATTGGATCCTTGAGAATACTCGAGAAGATATTCTCGGTGTCTATTTTACCGGTTCCATCGTCACGGATTTCAAGGGAACACTTGCACCCACACCAATTACTGCATCAACAACAATTGATGCGGCCTATCTAACCAACACGACCAATTGGCCAATCACCATTCAGGGAGGCACATCGGGGACTCCTGTTGTGATCACAATCATAGAAGATGCGACGATTCCTGCGTCGGTAGCAAATGATGGGTATTTCATTATCAATAGTGCATATATCACAATTGATGGTGGAGGACATACATTGACAGTCGCTTATACGGGAGGATATGATGGCTTGGTGCAGAATGGAACGTCTGGAGGTAATGGTAAGAACAATGTAACAATAAAGAATATCAAGGTAGCAACCACCTCCTCCTCGGTCATATTGGCAACGAATGGAGGATGGATAGGTAGAAGTTATTATGGAAGAGCAGGAACATCGAATACAATCGATAATTGCTCGTCCTCTGGAACTATCAGTGGACAATATTCTGGTGGAATTGTGGGAATCTATGCAGGATATAATTCTGGTCAGGTCACAGTCACCAATTGCTCTTCCTCTGGACTTATTAGTGGATCTAATTCTGGTGGAATTCTTGGATATCGGGCCGGATATACTTCTGGTCAGGTCACAGTCACCAATTGCTCTTCCTCTGGAACTATCAGTGGGACTGAGTCTGGTGGAATTATTGGAGCTAATGCCGGACAAATCTCTGGCCAGGTCACAGTCACTAATTGCTTTTCCTCTGGACTTATTAGTGGAAATTTTTCCGGTGGTATCTCGGCACTTCGTTTTGGATATAATACCAATCAACTCTGCAAGATTGAGAATTGCTATAGCACCGGTATTATGACCGGTTTTTCTAGCGGTGGGATCTGTGGTGGCCTTGTTGGTTATAGCAATAACATCTCTTATACTCCTCAAATCCAGATTACCAATTGTTTTTATTGGGGCTCGTTTAATTCTACTTCCGGTGGCATCTGTGGTGGTGCCAGCAATGTTTATACGAATACTCCTTCCGTCACCATTTCCAATTGTTATATTCTACAGTCCGGTAGCATGGTTTCTCCTTTCCTCACCATTCCCATCACTCTTGTCAACACCTATATCGCCTCTGGGAATTGGAGCGATTCTTCTGCGTCCTCTTCTCTTACAGGTCTTTCCACCGTTTGGTCCAGCACATCACCAAATACTCCCTACGTCCTTGTCTCCAATCCCACTCCTTCTTCCTCTTTCCCAGTGAATAAAATCATCTCCTCCTCAACATCTTTATCCACCACGGATCTCCAGACACTGAGTAATTGGCCGATCATGATTAATGGAGGAACATCAACAAGCAATCCAGTGGTAGTGACGATAACAGGAGACGCGACACTGACAGACATCCAGTGTTTTTTTATAATGAATGGGAATTATGTGACGATCAAAGGAGGAGACAAGACAATGAAGATCACGGCGACAGGCTATCCGGGACTGGTGAGAACAGTGGGATATAGCGACACGACAATAAGCAATATTAACGTGGATGGAACAGGAGCGACCCAATTAGATAGGAGCGGCTGGATAGGACAAGAAGGATTTGGGAGCGGGACTACAAATAATAAGATTGAAAATTGCTCTTCCTCTGGAACTATCAGTGGGACTCAGTCTGGTGGAATTGTGGGAATCTATGCAGGATATAATTCTGGTCAGGTCACAGTCACAAATTGCTCTTCCTCTGGAACTATCAGTGGGACTCAGTCTGGTGGAATTCTTGGATATCAGGCCGGATATAAGTCTGATCAAGTCACAGTCACCAATTGTTCTTCCTCTGGAATCATCAGTGGGCTTGCATCTGGTGGAATTGTTGGATATAATGCCGGAAATACTTCTGGTCAAGTCACAGTCACCAATTGTTCTTCCTCTGGAATCATCAGTGGGATTGCATCTGGTGGAATTGTTGGATCTAATGCCGGATATAATTCTGGCCAGGTCACAGTCACCAATTGTTCTTCCTCTGGAACTATCAGTGGACAATATTCTGGTGGAATTGTTGGATCTAATGCCGGAAATACTTCGGGTCAGGTCACAGTCACCAATTGTTCTTCCTCTGGAACTATCAGTGGACAATATTCTGGTGGAATTTCAGGTGATTGGTTTGGATATAATACCAATCAATTCTGCACGATTGAAAATTGCTACAGCTCCGGAACTATCTCCGGTATCACTGCTGGTGGTATCTGTGGGGCGGAGATCGGTTATAATGATAGCACAACTCCCTCTTATATTCCTAAGGTCCAGATTATCAATTGCTATGTTTGGGGGTCCATCTCTTCCGGTTGTGGTGGGATCTGTGGTGGTGATGAAGGTGATACTTATAAAAATACTCCTTCTGTTACCATTTCCAATTGTTATCTTCTACAATCAGGAGATCTCATCGCCTCTTCTCTCCAAATCAAGGCTTCTATTATCACATCCAACACCTATCTTGCTAATGGTGCATGGAATGATACCTCTGCATCTACGTCTGGTGCTTTGACGGGTGTCCCTGTCTCTTTTCCAGGCGCTGGATCCACTTGGTCCAGCACCGGGGCCAATACACCCTTTCTCTTAAGCAGTTACACCTCCACATATACTCCCTCCTCTCAGACCATCTTGGTGGGAGGGACGTCCTCTATTGCTCCCTATTCTGGTGGTGTCTATCGTCTGTTTTCTGTGAATGGATCCACTTCCTTTTCTTACTTTACTATCAATCCATCAACAGGTGCCATCACAAATTCCTCCACGACGCCTTTTGGTGATTACACTATGGTGGTGTATTATGATTATGGAGATATTTATTCGTTTCTCAGTATGAATCTGATGGTTATTATAGCTCCAACAATCACCACTTCGTTAATCGTCAATGGAAACCAGATCTATCTTTCCGGGACGGCGTATCCAACGCTCCTTTCTATCCTCAATTCAAGTGATAATGTCATTGTCGGGACAACCACCGTTAGTGCAGACGGCACCTGGTCTTTTCTCACCGATGGATTACCAAATGGAACCTATTCCTACAAGGCAAGAGAGACAATCAATGGTGTAGATTATACCTCGGAGGCGTCCCCACCATTAACAATTCAAATATTACCAACGATCACTTCCTCTATGATCATCAATGGAAATCAGATCTATCTTTCCGGGACGGCGTATCCAACGCTCCTTTCTATCCTCAATTCAAGTGATAATGTGCTGGTCGGGACAACCACCGTTAGTGCAGACGGCACCTGGTCTTTCCTCACTGATCGATTACCAAATGGAACCTATTCCTACAAGGCAAGAGAGACAATCAATGGTGTGGATTATACCTCGGATGCGTCCCCACCATTAACGATACAGATCGACACGAACACCAATATATTTTTGGAAAGCACACCTACTCCAACACCAAGAAGCACCGTGAATAACCTTACGATACAAACGATATCCACGGATGCCCAGAACGCCATCTCTCAAAAGAGAACGATCCATAGTGTTGATTTCAATGGAGCCATACCTGGATTCGAGGAGACGATAGGCACATGGGAGGAAGCCCAGCGTCTGTGGAATGATGTGTTAATCAACACGGTGAACAGTATTGAGGCATATGGTCGTGCCTATACAACCGGAGATTCCACAGAAATCAAACAGGCGGCAAATGATCTAGTGGATGAACTTCAAACAAATGTGAATCAACTGGCGGTTCGATATCCGGAGAATGCGTTCCGTCTTTACCTTCAGGATAACGAGTATGAATTTGTGACAGAGAATATAACGATAGGAGCAACATCAAATACGATCAATGCCCCACTGGGAGTCTCACCTCAGAAGATAGCCATGGTGATGCAGGCATTGACAACAATAAATAAGAATGGAGGAATCTACCTGGGAGAGAATTATTCCTCAATGATCAAACCGGGAGGCATGACAATCGACATAGCAGGAGGAGTGTATAGCCTGAATACCAATGAAGACCCGATGTTCTGTTTACGTCTCTCCATATCTAAATTATCATGAACGAATTATCGATAAAATGAAATAGATGGAATTTCATTTTCAAACAGGGAAATTACGATATAAAATCTATACATTCTCGGACAATCCAAAAAATCAAGGGCATCGTCAAAAAACCCACACATACAAGACGAAGACACAAGAGACACATTCTTGCTCTGCATTCCGGCATGTGATGAGATATAATAAAATGCACATTCAATTTATTTCTACACAATGGACAATCAAGATAACCCGCTTCTAGCATCCCGAGATAGCATTGTTTATGAATATCATTCCCACAACACGATAATCGATCTGTATCATCTTTTTCTATTGTTTCTTCTAAACAAATCGGACATGTCATTGGTTCTATTATTCAATCTATTCTTCTTTCTTTAAGTCGTCTTTTTACGATCGGTGGCAGACAAAATCTTACATTCACACAGAGTATTCCCGTGGCCATATCGATGAAAGAGTGCTTGAAACTCCTGTGCGCTATTCTCATTGTAGAGTCCGACAAAGACATTCGACATGCATTCCGTCACATAGATGAAATGCATCTTCCGAAAGAATCGTCGGTATATGAGGGAAATGACCTCGGCCGAAGTATTGCATCCTGTTAGATTCGAGATGCGAACTACATGAGGAATCGTTGGTGCTGGCGGTGGTGCGTCTTCGGATGGTTTGCTGATGATTGGAATGGGTGCACCACCATTCAATAGTGAGGTTATATTCTTATGATCCCCCCATCGTTTTGGTGGTGGTGGCAATTCGATCTTCTCTTCCTTAGACGCAGTATAAGGATACATCTCGATGCAACAATCCGTCTCGATGGTCACGACGGGAGGAGGACGCTTGGTTCCAAAGGGTTTGATGGTGACCCGATCACGCTTGGATTTTCTGATGGTAAAAGTTTCTGTTCTTGTCGTCATTTAATTGTTTTTATTAATTTTTCGTCAAAATCATAGTTTAAATCATTTTTTTATATGCGTGATGATTCAATTCATTGGAGATCGTCGCAAATTCTTCTTTGGTTCCCACAATTCTTCCAGCATCTTTTTGACCTGCTGAGAAGGTTTTTTATTATCGTCTTTCTGATCCTCGAGACAAGAAGAATGTTTGCTATGAACAAGGGAAAAGAGAATCTCGGGTTGAATTCGGGTGGTCACATCATTAATTGAGAGAATCAGAGATGAAATATAGGTCTGATAGCGCATGGTAAATAAGAGGAAGAGCACGTTGAGAATCAATGCCAGATATGTCATGACAATCAGGGTGCTGCTGGCACCGGTGGTAATATCGAGTTTTTCATTTTCTTTCTCTTCCGTCTTGCGAAATAAGAAAATATTGAGGATCAGAGAAATGGCGAGTGGTAATGAAAAGATCAAAAAGAAGAACCATGGGGCCAAGAAGAACAGGAGGATGGATCGTCGTCCCATCCATATCATGGCAAGAACATAGGTGGCGATGATGCCATAAGAATAAATAAGAAGGAGGATCCGCCTCCAGTCATCATAATAGATTGCATTGCTTTTTTTGGTCCAGCCGATATAAGAGAGGATGACAATCCCCATGCCGATATTAAACACCGACATTCCTTGAAAAAAGTGGAGTATGCTCATTTATTCTCTAACAATAAAAAAAAATATATTCTATTTCCTATCACTATCACTACCATTCCACCTCATCCTCATCTTCCTCCTCCTCGTCCGACTCGTCGCGGTCACGGAGAGCCTTGTTGTTATTTTGGCTATCGTCGTGATTCGCCAGGGCCATCCTGTAATGGACCAGGGCCCTGATCATTTCCTCGCGGGTCTTGGAGGGCTTCAGACTGCTGTTGGTGCAATGGATACGCAGTTCTGGGAGTTTGAACTTGGAGAGCTCCCTCCAGAGTTCCCTCTCCGCCTCCTCCTCCATATCGGCAGGGATGTCCTCCTTGTCCTTCTTGCGGGGAGCCTTCTTCTCGGCCTTCTTCTCAATGTCTTTCTCCGGAGCCACAAGAGTCTCCTCTTCCTCCTCGACCTGAGTCGTCATCATGTTGACATCCACCTCTGACGGAGGAGACGGAGGAGGAGGAGAGGCCTTCTCCTTGCGGAGGCGGTCGTTCTCCGCGACATAAAGAGCCTTTTCTTCCTCGCTCGCATTCTTCCACATCCGGCCGAGCTCCTTGGAGATCTGACCAAAGTCCATATCCTTCAGACCCTCTCGCTTGGCTCTGCAGAACAGGACATAGGCCGACGGGATCGTCTGCTTCTTGGCCTTCTTGGTCTTATGGAGCTTGGTCTTGCGCACCTCCTCCCAGATCTCGCTCATCTGGTCCCGGGGCACATCAAACTTCTCCGCGATACGGTCCATAAAGACCGACTGGTATTGTTCGAAAACACCGAGAAGGATGCTGTTCATGGTTTCTGTTGGTTTGTTTGGTTTCTGGAAGGAAGAAGAAAAAAGAGAAGAGAGAGTTAGAGAAGAAGAACTTGTTGTTTTTATCGATACAGTCGAGCTTTTTTGCGACAAGAATCAGTTTTTGCATCGACGATGAAAAAAAAAAATGGTCTAAAGCAAAGAATGCAGGGAAAGACAATCTGTGCCTCGGGCTATTGCGACTGTCTCCATGTCGGACATCTCGAATACTTTCAGCGGGCCAAGGCGCTGGTGGGGGAGGAAGGCAGGCTCGTTGTCATCATCAATAACGACCATCAGGCGGTGTTGAAGAAGGGAAAGTATTTCATGCCATGCAGCGAGCGCGTCGAGATTGTGAGGGCGCTCCGTTGTGTGGACGAGGTGGTCGAGTCGATTGACATGGATCGAACCGTCTGTAAGACGCTCGAAAAAGTGCGTCCCGATATCTTCTGCAACGGTGGGGATCAGAATAACAACACGATTCCAGAGACGGAGGTCTGTCAGCGCCTCGGCATCGAGCTAGTGGACGGGCTGGGCGACAAGATCCAGAGCTCTTCCTGGCTGACAGGCATCTCGGCCAAGAAGACCTAGTAATAGTAAGAATACCGTCCGGTCTCTCCAAGGATCACCGCCAAGAGGATCGCAAAGACAAGAATCATCGGCATCATCAAGAGGACCAGGACTCGCACCTGCCACTTTTTAATGTCGTGCGGATGCTGGTGAAGGAAGATCGACCATCCCATACCCAGTGTCGTCAAAAATAGAAAAAGCAATTTAAGTCCCAAGGTGCCATGGTATCCGATCCGTGGATGGAGAGAGCACATGATATCCTTGTGTTTATTCTTGGGCACACAAAAGGAAATTGAGTAGGCAAGATAGATCAGAAAGAAGATCAGACCTAGGATGCTAGCTACCATGGCACTAAAAATGCGATTTGCTGTATAATCACTTTCTGATATATTATGAAGCTCGGTCTTGATATTATCGGATCGCACGAGCTCGATCATCAGCACCACAATGACATAGAGGATCATTCCGATCATCGCCAACGCGATCAATGCCAGGAGCAAAAAGAAAAGTTGTAGCGACCAAAAATATTTTGATTTTCGATGGTGCATAAATAAAAATTTATTATTATGGATAAATAATAAATAAAAAATTATGGGCGAAGCGAAAATTACAATGGAAGAAAAACTCGACAACTTTATTTATGATCATTCTTTTATAGTCCTTTTCTTATGTGTGTGTCTCTTTTATTGTATTGTCATGATCATTGGATTTATAATAAGATATTCTACCAAGATAGATTTAGCAGGTGATAATGATTACAGTGATACCACCTTCTCTGCTATCTCCATGTTATTTTCGATTCTCGGTGGTCTTCTTCTGGTCGGTGTCAATGATACCTTCAGTAAAGCATCCGATGCGATTACCAAAGAAGCCCAGTATCTTATCAATCTTTACAAGAATGTGGGTATTCTCGGAGAACCGGCTGTCTCCGAGATCCGCGGTCATCTCTATAATTATGCTATCAATGTTGATAAAAAAGAATATACGGAGATGCAGTCCGGAAAGGAACCCCACGCTGCATGGCTATCTCTTCAGAAAGCATATGGCGTATTGATCAATTTTAAACCAGAGGGTCTACAACAAACATTATCACTCGACAGCATATTAAAAACGTATGATAATTTAACCATGTCAAGAAAAGATCGCATCCTTATCGCTCAATCTTCTCTTTCTAATTTACTGTATGTGATCATGATTTCAATGAGTGTGTTTATGGTGCTTATACTTTGTTTCTTCACCATCAAGAGCCTATCGTATCATATTCTTATGCTTATCATGATCATTATCAATGTGAGTCTATTGATCTCCATCATTAAATATCTGGATAAACCTTTCCGTGGGAACGGTCTGACAGTGGATGCAACAGCGATCGAATATACGATTCATAGGATGCAAGAAATCAATAAAATTCATTTGGTAAAAACTGATGATTCACAATAAATTACGAAAATCGAATGTCCTGACCTGTCTCCACGGAGTGGGTTAAGATATTGTGCAGATAAAAGTTTCCGGCATCATCCAGATAGATCTCGGGGATCCTGGCCAGATAGGAGTGAAGCCGATGAAGGATATCGAGGATCTGTCGACATTCGTGGGACATCCACACACCGTCGCAATCACTGTGGTAAATAAAGGCTTGGATGCCAGGATGGATCTTCTTGTGCAATTTAGCCAAGATGCTGTAATTCACACCTTCCTTCTCCTCGACGGCGTTTTCGAGCGAATTCGCCAGTCGGCGATTGTCCACCTTGATCAGCGCACGGTCGAATTCGGAGGATCCGGAGGGGATTGATTCCCTCAGGTAGAGGATGTAGGCGCGTAATAGACCATTCCTCTGTGTATGGACGGTGCTGTAGCTTCCGGCTCGGGCATACTCCTCCCCGCAATAAAGATCAAGTCCCATTCTGTTTCTGAAAAAAAAGAGAAGAGATAGATTAGTTGATGTGTTTGTGACTTATTTATCATAAGTAATTTCTGAAAATTCAATTTTTGCTACCATCCCAACCGGCCGTGTCAAGAATACTATCATTTTGTAGATATAATATATTGCTAAGTGTCAGAAAAAATTTTCGATAACATGAAACATTTTATTGCCAAAAAGGAACCAGAGAAATGTTCTTGTCGTGACGGACGAGATGGTCGCGACGGTCGTGATGGTGTGAATGGTCGAGATGGCGCGGATGGTGCGGATGGTTGTCGGGGCTGTCGTGGTCCTACCGGACCGACCGGTCCATACGATTCTGGATCGAGATATTGCCTACCACCGTGTCTTGTCAAACTCTCGGTCGATCCTGGAATACGGAGCTATCTGAATGTGAATATAGGGTATGGTGGTATTCTCTCCCCACCGGATGGAATTGCCACCCATTTGTATCACGGGTGGTGCACGGATGTGCGTGACTTTATTGTTCCCGGAGATTTTTACGGTGCTCGAACCATTTCGTGTTATGACCCGTATCTTCCTGGCATTTTCCAACAGGTCGGTGTGATCTTTCAATTTCAAAATGTATCCTATATTAATTATATTCTGAATAACACATCGGAATACATTGTCATGGAGGGGTATTCGGTGGGTGATATCCAGACTGCTATTTGGAATTTTGCCATCGATCCGGGCACCACTGATCCATCGGTGCCCTATAATCCAGGAAATGTTGCGGCTATTATTGCGGATGCCACTACTAAGGGTGGAAATTACTACCCACAGAGTGTCACAGACGTATTTGGTGTGTTTGTGATACCCATCGAATACTGGAATGCATCATCATCATTCGATTGTAATAATACACAGGACACTATTTTTGCCCAGATGCTCCTTATACAGGTGACGGGTGAGATGATTCCTCTACCCTGTCAAGAACGAATGTGGGCAACATTCGCCAGTGGAAATGGAATTGGATCTACCGGCACTGCTGGACCCACCGGATCCGTTGGTCCTACTGGCACTGCTGGCTCTACTGGATTTCCTGGTCCGACTGGATCCATTGGTCCTGATGGTTCTACTGGAATTCCTGGTCCAACTGGATCCATTGGTCCTGCTGGCTCTACTGGATTTCCTGGTCCGACTGGATCCATTGGTCCTGATGGTTCTATTGGTCCCAGCGGCAGTGCTGGATCTACCGGAATTCCTGGTCCGACTGGATCCATCGGTCCTGATGGTTCTACTGGTCCCAATGGCATTGCTGGCTCTACTGGAATTCCTGGTCCAACTGGATCGAGCGGTCCTACAGGGACTGCTGGCTCTACTGGAATTCCTGGTCCAACTGGATCGAGCGGTCCTACAGGCATTGCTGGCTCTACTGGAATTCCTGGTCCAACTGGATCGAGCGGTCCTACAGGCATTGCTGGCTCTACTGGAATTCATGGCTCTACCGGTCCTACTGGCACTGCCGGCTCTACTGGAATTCCTGGTCCGACTGGGGCAGATGGTCAAAATGCCGCCATCAGTTCTATTTTTGTTTGGAGCGCTCAATTACAGACTAATAAAAATGTGGCTTCTTTCCAGTATGTGACATTTGAAAAGACACCGATCGGACCGACTGGATCTGGATGGACAACATCCACACAATCCGGCTATTCGGCACCCACCGATTTTATAGTTCCATTGAACGGGTATTATCTTCTCACCTATAAATTAGATGTTCGATCTGGTGGTAACAATACGCCAACTTCTTCCACGGATTGTTCGACTGTCCTCACACGGAATGGATCACAGATCGATGGTTCTTGCACACTCGTTGAAGCACCGGAAGCCAATCACATCTATACCATCAGTAATACCGTCCTTGTGAATCTTGTCGCAAAGGACAGTATCGCCCTTCTCTTCTGGTCCACCGATTCCAACACACACATCGGCGATCCTTCCTTTGTCAAAGGAGTGTTACCAGGTGGTGGCACTCCTACCGAAGCGACGGCATCCATTGTCTTTACACGCATCTCATAACATGAAATTATGGTTGATTTTTTCTCACATTTCTCGAGTTCTTGGATATGAAAAAATTGAAAAATAAATCTAGAATTTATATTTCATTAAAAAAAAATAATGGGCGAAGAATTTGTGCTGCGCAATTTTCCCAAGGAAATTATTTCTCTTTTTGGTGGTATCGAGAATATGTCCACCTTTCCGATCCTGGAATGGGACACCGAATGGAATGATCTTAGAGACATGGAGAGATATTGTCCGACGGAACCGCGATGGATAACGAAGGACAAGATCATTGCACCTTTTATGATGGGCATCGCATTTGATCACAATAACTTGGCACGCCCATTTGTGTTGATACGAACCACCATTGTGGACGAATATTTTGACGAGTTTCAGATTTTTTTATTATACAAATACTTTACGTCATGGCACCACAGTTGCTGGACAAATTATCGTTCCTATGATTGTAGGTCTGATGAATACGAGTTGGAATCCGATGAGTATTTCAATGACTTTGATCCTCGTCATGACGATGCAACGTCCATCTTTGATGATGAACTAGTCAAGGAAGCCAAGGATAGCGGTGATCTGAAAGGCATTAAAAAGATGGGATATCCAAAAAAATATGAGTATAACCCTAGAACCTCTCTCACCCATCCAGACGATGAATACGAAATGAAAGATTATTCGTGGAACAGCGATTGTCTAGATTGCTTTATGAAGGATGGACGGATTTTGGATAAAAAGTTAGCAGAGATGATTAGTGATTTGGTGACCAAGAAATGCATCAAGGCAAGGAACGACCAGTTGTTTTCCGACGAGCTCGTCGAATACAAGGTGATCTAATTTGCTCTTTTTCAAGCGAATTGAATGTTCAGGGTGCGCTGATAGGTATAGAGACCGGCGTCCTGGATGGGTAGGACAATGGCATCCATGTCCGAGTCGTTGTGGTGGGAATGATACCATCCCGGTGGTGTGATAAAGACACCACCGCTGATCCAATTGATCCGCAGGGGATCCTTTACCCATCCATCTTCGTCCAATTCCGGTCCCATGAGTGTATAGACATCCTCTGAACCACCCGATACACACAAGTCCAGGGCAACGGAGTTATGTCGGTGGGGTCGCTGTGCACTGTGTTTGGGAAGGATATTCAGGAGGGACCAGAGAACGTGCGTGATGGTTCGAGTGCTCGAATCGGTCTTTTCATTGCTCATGAGAATACCGATCCGATTCCGATCATGATGATTCTCGTCATTTCGAACCTCCATGAGATGTTGATACAGGAATTTCTTTCTTGAAAAAAGTCATGGTGAATTTCTCCGTTGCAAGTCGAACACCCAGGTATTGTAAGAGGGGCACAGACCCAATAAATAATGGAGTCTTTGTCCTTGCAAAAAAGAAATACAGGATCATTTCCAGGACATACAAATAGATCACCTTCTTCCCAATCGTAGGATTCATTACGGGTTGTCATGAGACCCGACCCTTGGATAACATAAAACAGGTGAGACGTGCATTGAGCAGAACATTCCACGGATTCCTGGGGAAGGATCTTGATAAAATTGGCCAATAAATTTGGCGCGGTTGCAGGATAATCCGTGTTCAATGTCAAACGCGTGTCCAGAGGGATAATCGTGCTAATCGAGCAGTCTTCATAAAGAGTGGGTGGAAAAACATCGGGTGGCACAGGTGTCATGTAGGGATTTGCATTCTGAGTGTATTCATGGATAAGATTCATTTATATCCTGGGGATGGCATTTTTTAGATTCATGAAATTTTTATTTCCAACAAATAAAAATAAAAATAAAGTATGCGCAATGAGATCCTTGTGGCTCTTTCTGTATTTATTCTTCTTCTCATGATTTTGGTGAGTTGTCGTTATGGCTACGCGATGCGCAAGACAATTTCTCTAATCGTTTCTCCTCCTTACCCTTCTTCTCTTATTCAGAAAGTCATGGAGCATGGTCTTGGACCTGCTCTCAATCAGGCAGTGAAAGACGATGGGGGTTATGTCGCACTAAAAATGCCTTGTGATAATCTTCAGGGATCCACAATTGTCACGAACCATTTGAGGGAGTTTCCGCCGGATATATTCCATAAGAAAGGAGGGGTTCCTTCCTTGCTCCTGGACATTGCTCAGCTAACACCAAAAGGTGAGAGTGTCTTTCTCCAGAATCTCTCGGATCGTGGACCAGAGAATCGTCGCAAGGTAGAATACATGAGCGCGCTCACGCATTCTCATCTGGTTCAGCATCGGACGACGATTCGACGTGTGCTGTGCGATCCGTGCGAGTCCATGACGCTGCTCGATCGTGTTCTTGAGATCACCTGGCGTTTGCATTTTGGCAAGTCGCCCTGTCCGCAGGCGGTGGAATTCTTCCACTCGTTTCGTTGTGCGTTTTCCGACATTAGTCTCCATGGAATATGGACCTGTCGCCAGGATTTCATTCTGAAGAAGCCTTTCTATGTTGAATTCCTCCGTGTCGAGGTGCAGCAAGCAAGTTGCGAATCGATTGTAGGTGTCTGGAAATCACGGGGGTTTTTTTCAGAAGAGGATATGATTGTGGAATTCTCCCACAATATTCTTGCCATGACGATGCAATGGTTTTTATTGTCTAGAGAGGCGCTGAAAAATCGAGCACTCGCCTCCTCGGATCCCTCGACCTTTTTTGATAAACACGGGTTCGCACCCAGCATTGTTTCTCTGAACAATAATGGACAGAGGATCGTGGCCCAGATTGCTCCCAGTGCGCCGTCCAAGTGTCCCTATCGTTCTTCCAACTTTTCGAGCCGTCGGACCACGATATACGACAAGGATCTGGAGGAGCTTGCCGGCGGTGAGATTGTGCCGCGCGGTGAGGTGATCAATATCGCACCGGAACATCTGGCGTTTGGTAAGGGCTACCGTCGTTGTGCAGGCGAGGTCCTTAATTATCTCTATCTGGAAGAACTACTCCGTTCTCCGGTAGAGTTTCGCGATCCGGATCTAGGGAATATTCCTTGGGCATTCACTCGTGCGCGTTAAAAAAATGAGAGGAGAATTCAAGATCGATTTCAAATAAAAAACACATGGAATTATTGTTGCAAGAAGATTTTGATATTGTGGGAGAGACCCTCCTCTTGTCGCCGTGTGGCGATCGTATGATGGTGTTTGAACAAAAGATTGATGCAGAGGATGTGTTTGATATCCGTATCGATCGCCATCATCAAGAACACATGACGATGGTGATGATATCATGGGATGAATTTATCGCTCGGTATGAACAGTATCTTTCCCAAGGGTATACAAGGATCGAAGAATATCCTTCGTGGGTTATTCAACGGTCTTTCCTCAAATGGCAATTGTTAAAAATTTAAAAAAAAAATAATCTAAGAATTGCAAAAATAAGGAATAAAATATGAAGGATCGGTATATATTTCGGTGCAAGACGACCGATGCACACATCCTCAAGATCTTATTCAAGCTGCTCCATAATAATATTAAGACGGCGTGTTTTTCGATCACCGCGGCAGGGATTGCCCTGTGCATGACGGATTCGAATCGGAGGACGCTGCTCAAGCTGGACATGATGGCTAAGGATTTCAATCTCTATCAGATGAACGAGAATGAAGCGGTCATCAACATTGGTGTGAATGTGAATCACATGTATAAGTTGCTCAAGTCCAATAAGAAGAAGGATTCGATTGTGTTGTTTATCCGGGAGGACGCGCCATCGGATCTAGGGATCCAGGTCATTCCCAAGGACCACAGCCGTGTGGCCAATTCCAGCATTCGCATCCAGAATATTCAGAATCTGGAGATTATGGTGCCCGAGGGCTACACGAACAATCTCCTTGTGCCCTCTTCCGAGTTCTGCAAGGTGTGCAAGAACATGCTGACCATGTCCAATACCATTACCATCTCGGCCATTCGTGATGCGGTGCGTTTTGTCTGCAATCTGGGCAGCGTCTATTCCAGGGAAGAGATCCTTGGAGAGAATGTGGATGAGGAAGCCTTTGAGAATCCATTTTTCCAGGATGATTTCGATACCGAGCAATTGCAGAGGATCATCGAGGTGACTGGTCTCTCGAATAATCTGAATATCCATTGCAACAAGGGTCTGCCTCTCTACGTTGAGACCCGCATCGGTAATCTGGGTGCCCTGTCCTTGTATGTCAAATCCAGGCGCCAATTGGAGGAAGAGCAATTGCACGCGGAAATATAGTAACGAAGTGATTTTTTTTTTCGAAAGAGTGAAAAAAAAAAGAAGTGATAAAGAACTACTATGGAGAATGTGCTGGAAATCTCGTCTTTTCTGAACGAGAATGAGATTGAGATGATGGATTCAGGTCTGGATTTATACGATATTGTGAATCGTTTTTTAGAGAAGAATCCAGGAGATGATTCTTTTATGATTGTGGATATTGGCGACATCATCCGTCAATACCAGAGATGGAAGCGGATGCTACCGCGCATCGTGCCTTTTTATGCCATCAAGTGCAATCCGTCGCCCATCATCCTGGATCTATTGAACAAGCTGGGATGCAACTTTGATTGTGCGAGCAAGAATGAGATTTCTCGTGTGATCAATATCGGTGCGGATCCTGCACGCATCATCTTTGCCAATCCATGCAAGATGATCACCCAGGTCAAGTATGCCAGGGCGAACGACATTGACATCCTGACCTTTGACAGCTCCCACGAGCTCTACAAGATCAAGTTGTATCATCCGGACGCCTCGCTCTTTCTTCGCATCAAGGTGGACGAGTCGCAGTCCATGTGCAAATTCAATTGCAAGTTTGGTGTCGAGCTGGAGGAGGTCGAGGATATCCTCCTCCTTGCCCATCAACTCAAGATGGATGTCTGCGGTGTATCGTTCCATGTAGGGAGCGGTTGTCGTGATCCATCGGTCTATCGGACCGCCCTTGAATTGTGCGCCCGTGTCTTTGAGATCTCCAAAACCAAGATCGACAAGAAGATGCATACCGTGGATATTGGTGGTGGGTTTCCGGGGAATGATACCGATACCAGCTTTGATGCCATTTGTCGTGTGCTGAATGAGGGCATGGAAGAATTGTTTGAAGAGGACGTGCGCTTCATCGCCGAGCCCGGTCGGTATTTTGTCTCACGATCGCATACGCTGGTCGTCTCCATCATCAATAAGAAGGAGGTTCTGGACAAGGAGACGGGTGAGAAGATCTATGTATACTACATCAGCGACGGCATTTATGGAAGCTGCTCCGGCATCCTCTTTGACTACGCCAAGCTCGAGCTCCTCCCCTTTAACGAGAGGAATGAGAAAACCTTCAAGAGCATCGTCTTTGGTCCGACCTGCGATTCGTTGGACATCATCACACGAGACTGCCAGCTCCCCTCGCTGGCCATCGGAGAATCGATCGTGATACGCAATATCGGGGCCTATTCGACCGCCAGCGCCACGGAATTCAATGGATTCACCAAACCCTTTTCTTACTACATTATGAGTGAAGGAATAAAATAAATAAAAATAATTTTGTTCTATAAGAATAAAATAATGACCGATATACCACCACAACAAAAACAAAAAGCAAAGATTAAAACGAATTTACGCAAATTAATGAACAATAAAAAATTTGAGGTATTCAAATCCGATCCCTCTCACTATCCGGGATATACAATGATAGTGCAAGAACCCATGTATTTACAAAAAATTTTACAGAATGTAGAAAATCTTCAAAAAGTGAAAGCGGATCTCGAGCTCCTTCGTTTACACCGTCCGACATTTAAAATGTTAATGGATTTTAATTTCTAAAATTAAAATATGCCCCATAAATCTGCTGATTTGAAACTTCTTGCCGTTCAACATTATCTTTTGACTTCTCATCGTCTCGGTGAAACCTGTAAAATCTTTCATTGTCATCTTATGACTCTCTATCGCTGGGTCCAGCATTTTCTTACCTATGGTTCTTTTGAAAGACAAAATCGACCTTCGTGTTCCTACAAGATCCGTCAAGCCCATGTCGACGAAGCCCTCCTCTATCTCTCTTTGCATCAGACCGTCTCTATTCCTGAAAGACGGAGTATCAAAAACCGATTGATGAAATGTCGACTTTAGATTGTCAGATTGCTTTTTTCTTATCTCAGTCATATCTTGATTCTTATGAAAAGGCTACAAAATACCCCCACCTGACAAAGCAGATTTGTGATAGGATGCAGGAATTGATTTCTTTTCAGAGTAATCGTCAATCCTCACACGAAGAACGATTAATTGAACAAGTTGTCGAAAAATTTGTCAGCATTAGCAACTTTGGAAATTGTCTTCTAAGTTCAATCATTTTACATGAATTATTGCTAAAACATAATATCAAAAGCACCATCGTCAAAGGTTATAAGCACCTCCTGAAGAAGAAGTGGGCATATTTACATTTCTGGGTAAAATGTGAAAATAGTAAAGAATATGATGTTGCTGAAACAATCAATTATAGAGTTTTCAGAAAAAACGGGCAAGATATACCTGATTATTTTTTTGAAACAATCAATGTTTTGGAATTACCCAATGATGTCGAAAGGATCGATATGGAGACTGAAACAGAAAGAGAGATCACGCACGATCTGAATAAACATTTCACCTTATATTTAGAAGATCCATCCCAATATTGGTCAGAAGTCCCTACACAAATGAAAAACCTTAGGGATGAAATATTGGGTACATATATATTGACAAGAAGTGAAATTCTTGACAGTTTTGATGTTCCTGAACGAAAGCAAAGACAAATGAATAAGAAACAAAAAAAGAAACAAAGGAAATATTAAGATGCCATATTTATACGTAGCATACTTTCGTATCTTTATCATAATATATATTCAATATTATGATATTCGCTCTATATAATCTAAACATTTGAACCCTTTTTATCTAAAGAGATGCCCACCAAGCAATCCCTCTATGCCAAAGAACAAGAACAGATTATCCATTCTCTTATTGGGATTTTAGATCTTCACAACACATCTTCTTTCATCCGTTATCATCTCGACCGTGACGACGAACTCATCGCTCGTGTCATGTCTCTTGTCCCCTCTATCCGTCTTTATTTTGCTTCCTCTGCCATCTCTGGTATTTCTGAACCTCATAAACTCGATCGCCCCTATCTCAGCATCATCAGGTATCTCTTGAAAGACCATTACTCTATCACCAGCAAGGACATCAAGCATCGTCTCACAGACGGTCGACGTATACGCACCACCCAATATTTTTTCTCTCCCAAATCAAAATGATCTAAAGAAATCCATTTCTATAAGAAAAAGACATGTCCGCATCGGTCGGAAAATCAAAACCCGAGCGGAAACCACCCGACAGGCCCGAGTACCAGTCCATCAAGACATCCCTGAAATCAGTTGCTCGTAATCCACATGTGATCTCCAAGATAAATGATGTCGTTATTATGGCTCACAAGATAGTCGTCCATACGCTCCAATTCATTAAGTTATACCTCATCGATCGCTACGACCGACAACTTCCTTTCCCAGTCATCAATAGGCAGTTTGTCGTGGCCGTGATGAAGACATTGTGCCATGATCCGCTGAGTGGTCGTCCCGCCTCTAAAGAAGTCCAGACGCTCAAGGATGAACTCTCTTGTTTCTATCACGCCTACTATCAACACCTCCAGATAGATGATCTCCATTACACGCACATGAATACCATTCTTGACTATCTCGCTGTTGACATTGTCACGATGTACGAGAACAATATCAAACTCCATTTCTTTGATTATGTCGAACGATATGTCAATGTCTCGTGGAAGAAGAAGGAACTCGTGGAGTGGATCAAACGACACAGACCTTATGATAAAAGAGACAGATTGATCTCTAATCTTGCGACAAATCTGAGAAAAATCAAGAATGATCTACTCTTCAAGACAAAGACATCAAACCCTATCTATCACGAATGGATCGAGAAGGTCTCTGTAAAGATATTCCCGCAGAGAAAACTTCAAGAGGACAACATGTATTATGACATCCAGTGTTCGCCACAGGATTATCTTCCCCACATGTTCTCTATGATGAAAGAATTGGAATCACTCGGTCTCAAACTCAATAGTGTGTGTCCCTTGCGCACTGATATAGTACCAAAACATATCAGGATTGATACAACCAGTCTGGTTCATATCTGTCTGACGGAAGAACAAGGGACAAAAGAAGAATTCCTTACAAAAGGAAATCTCGTGAGAAATCAATCCAAGATATGGGGCTTCTTCTTCAAGACAAACAAGAAGTGTTTTCATCTGTCCGACACACACAAGTATACATTTGACCACATGATCTCGACGGATGGCGTGTCGTGTAGTATTCTATTAATCAAGAAGGAACTTCAGGGACGATCTATCTTCCGTTTCAAACCCAGAAGGACACCTCCGACAGAAAAGTATATAGATGAATTGGAAGACCCTGAATATACCAGACTCCAAGAGAAAAATGTCGTAGGTGTGGATCCGGGTTTGAATGATCTGATCTACTGTGTGAATGGTGATCAGAAAGACACCATTTCCAAATTCAGGTATTCACAGAATCAACGGAGACAAGAGACCAAATCAAAGAAATACAGGGATCTTACTCTGCAATGGAAGAAAGAGATCGTGGCTCATCAGGATGTGGTGAGATGGGAGACGGAGTTGAGCCATTACAACAAGAAGACTCTCGATTTTGGACGATTCCAAGATTACATCGAGAAGAAAAACAATATAAATTTCAACCTCCAAGACTTTTACCAGAGATATATATTCAGGAAACTCAAACTTGGAGGGTACATGCGACGACAAAAGACGGAATGGATGATGATGAAACGGTTCAAGAAGATCTTTGGATCACCAGAAGAAACAATTATAGGAATTGGAGAATTTGAACAGAAACAACATAGGAAATTCAAAGAACCAATTAAAGGGAAAGGATTTAGAACCTTATTCCGACGGCATGGATATGAGGTATATCTTGTCGATGAACACAAGACAAGTTGTCGGTGTGCCAATTGTGGATCCGAAACCAAGACATTCCGATGGTGTCAAAACCCAAAGTATTGGAAAGAGAATATCATCAAGAGACATGGACTACTGCGTTGTAAAAACGGATGTGGGCTGTGGAACAGAGATACGAATGGGGCGATTAATATCTGGAAGATTGCTAAGGAGGCAATAGGAAGGAGAGAAAGACCAGAGTATCTCAAACGAACAAAGCGTTCAATCAGTGGGGTTACATCGACACCCACGACCCAAGATTTACACGAAGATCCATTAACATTTTAAATGTCGGACGGTGTAAATGCAGCACTCTATAATGGAGAGGATTCTGAAATACATAATCTCGCAAAAGAGATGATATGGAAATTCAAACTTTCTTTTGCCTCAAGGATGGTCCGTCAACTTCAATCTACTCTTACTTGTCCATCACCAATATCATCGTCTATACAAATCAAAGTTCCCACTACGACGTTGCCCGGATTTAGATGTCCAGAATGCAAACGTAATTATACATCCAAGCAATCGGTTCGAAACCATATGAAAACACAACATTGTATGAGCGACGATGCTATTGACATGGTTTTTCCTGTCAAACATCGATCATTACAACCAAAGTGTCAGCAATTACAACAGCAACAACAGCAACAACAAATACAACAACAAGAACAACAACAAGAACAACAACAATGGCAATTACAGCAATTACAACAAGAACAACAACAATGGCAATTACAGCAATTACAACAAGAACAACAACAATTACAACAGCAACAAGAACAACAATCTCAGCAATCGTCTCCAACACTTCCTCCCAAGAAAAAACGATCTCGACAATCTCAGCAACAATCTCAGCAATCGTCTCCAATAATACTTCCTCCCAAGAAAAACAGAATGGATCATTGTTGTTGATGAATAGTTTGTGATAAAAATTGATTCTAGTGGGAAAAAATAGATGGAAATAGATGCATTGATTACCGACTCACTTTATTCCCAAAATATTCTTTTTTCAAATGGACAGAAACAAGAATCAACAATCATGACCACTACCATGACTCCTGGTTACTTTTTTTCAGAGGAGGGCCAAGCGTGCTGGATGCCGATCCCTCGCATCTACTCGCCTCCCAGGATGCATGTGGGTATCGTTCAAACAATCATGTGGCTCCCCGAGGATGCTCCGGAGAGCAGGATGGGCCTCTACATTGGTGCGGGCGGGATCCATTTCAAGAACATCACCACCCTTTCGGGCGTTGCCTACCTTTTCCTCCTAAAGGATCAGGCGACAGGACGCTATTATGTAGACATCTGGGGCTATCCTGGGACCGAACAGGCAGCCATGCAGCTGCTTTCTTCCCATTGGCAAAATAATATGTAAAGAGAAAATAAGGAACTGACGAGGCGAGAGAAAGGCGGAAGGATTTCTTTGAAAAAAGAAATTTAATAAGCTATACATGCTTTGAAAATCGGCGTTTTAAATGTTTAAAGGTGTAAAACAATATAATCTTGAAGATCACATTGTCTTTTTTTTGGAGAATCAAGAAGGTAATAATTTGGTAACACATTTTTTCCTGGTCATGGCCAAGCAAAACATTTTCCATACTAATACTGTCCCCCGGACAACAATATTCTGTTCAAAAAATTCAACTAGATCAACTCGATCGAATTTTTCAATTCATTAACCACAATAAACACTACGATTATTAGGATCTTCAAGAAACTGAATGAATACGGGCACATTCGCGTAAAAAAGCAGGATCGGAGAGGATGGAGGAATGATCCGTATTGGGGAAGTGTTGATGGAGGATGGGTGGTGGAGACCATGAATGGAGGGGAAGTGTCAGGCTCTTTTCCGATACCACACCGTCTCCATTCTCGGTGGTCTGATGCTTTCCATCCAATCTAAAAACTTCCGAGGTAGCGGTGGAGGATCGGCTATAGAAGAGTATGGATCGGATGTTGGGTAATGATTGGAGTCGTTTTTGTTTCCGAGGAAGAAGGAAGTCTTTGTATTCGGGGCGATGAGAATATAAATCACTGGATCGTATGGTGTTGCTGATATTGGAGGGAGAGGAAACCAGGATCCGATCAGGATCAAGCCACGGGAGGCACCAGAAGAACCCGTCGAAACGCAAAAGACATTCCGGGGAAGGAAGGAGTGTCGGGGGGATCGGCAATTTCGTCTGGATATTCCCCAGCAAATAGGGCAGGGGCATCACACTCCCATCGAATGGGCAATTGATGTAGACAATCGCCTTGACATACCGGAGCAAGGAGGGACGATGCGAAAAGAAATCATGCATCAAAAGTCCCCCCAGACTGTGGCAATAGAGGATGTAGCGAGTATCGGAATGGCGATTGAAAAATTCCTCGTATCCATCATACAGGGTTTCAAGGTAGGATGGATCCATGATTTTTCTGAAATCATAGGGGAAGCCGTGGACACGACCAGGGAGGCTCTGGATGAGCGGCGAATAAAAATTGTTACCAAAAAGGGTCCGAGACATCCAGTCTCCGGTCAGGATGCCGCCGATGGATCCAATCTCCCCAGAATATATCGCATCCTTTTTTTCAGTAGAACAGAGCAGATTCTTATGTTGCGGGAAAGGACTGGGCCATATCCGGTTTTTTTCAGCATATAAATAGGATCCTCCCATCCCTGGAACGATGATTGAATTCAGCTGCGAAGATGGTGATGGTGCAAACGCATGGAGGCATGCACCGAATAGTATTATAACACATAATACCCTCATTCTATCCTCTATTAATATAATTTTTTTTCATTGGTTTTTATTAAAACCATCTAAAGACGCGTCGTGGAAGAAAAAAGACAAGGGCTTTTCAATATGATGAAGGATACCAAATGTAACAAAAAGATACAAAAGTATTCTTATGGTGTATTGCTCTTTACAGGGTATGGTAAGGATCGACGATATCTGCTCATACAAAATCGAGATACGGAGGCGTTCATCTATTTTTTTCTGGCGTGGAATATGGAGCGGTGGACAGACAATTACTTGATGCGAGTGCTCCGGGGCTTCTCGAGGGACGAGTTGAATCGTTTGCTCTTTTATCCCTTTGACATCCTTTATACGGACCTCTATGTGAATCATAAGAAGGGAACCTTTGTGAAACAGTATGAACGTGCACGCTCCAATTACAATTTATTTCATTCGCGACCCGACTGGATCCGACTGTGTCACAATATTACTACGACCGAGATCCAGTGGGGCTTCTCCAAAGGACGGATCGAGACGGGAGAGGCACCAGAAGAATGTGCTCTTCGTGAGCTCCAGGAAGAGACCGGAATCGATCCTCAACAGGTTGTCCTTCGTTCCAATCTTACCTCCATTCAGTATGTGAATGAAAAGTCCTTGTTTAATACGGCCGTCCATGTATGTCTTTTTCCCGCCGAATCCAGGAGCACCGTGCCTATCCAGTATCAAAAATTTGATAACACCATCCGGTGCGAATCCGTATCCAACGAGATTCTCCATGCGCGCTGGGTCACTCTGGAAGACGCTGTCTTCCTTCTCCCCTCCAATCTCTATCGAATCCTCTATGAATTTCATATTTGTATGAAGAATTGATCTAAGAAAATCACAATCACAAAAAGAAAGAAAGAAGAATGGAGAATTCTATGGATTGTGTTGTCAAGTCGATGGCAACGAAGAACACGGAGATCATGGGGTATGGCGCTGTGATGAAATGGGGGGGTGCGGTGCTTCCTCTATTGCTGTTGGTGGTCGTCTTATTTTTTGTATATCGATACATCAAGAATATCAATAAACGATTCTCCTCGATTGAGGAGATCCTCGGCAAGGTGATCGAAAAGAACAATCAGATGCAACATTTGATCCAGTCGTCCATGAGGTATCCGCAGGTCCCGGTTGCCATGTCTTCCCATCAGCAATCACAATCATTACCACCACAATGTCCTATGGTGGTGCATCCACCACAGCCTCCCGTTGCGGTCGCTCCTCCTCCACCCAATCTCGATCGTGAGATTATGGAAGAGCTCCTGGAGCTTGATTCGCCACCACCACCACCACCATCAACATCATCAACACCCGTCAAGAAGGCCGAACCTAAGAAAAAGGTGGTAGTCGAGGAAGAGATTGTAGAGGGGCGTGTAGACGAAGAGGTAGAGGTCGAGGTGGCAACGACGACCACATCAGAGTAATCATTGAATTTTCTTTTGAAGAGCAGCACAAAAGAAATAATTCGATTACAAAAAAATTACAAATAGGTGATGTAGGCGGGAGGACCACAGCTGGTGCATACGGCTTCCTGGGCGTTGCTGAACGTATCCGATTCCAGCTTGATAATCCTCTGGCCGTCCGGGCGGTGCCAGAGATCGCCTGTATTGGGATCGATATTGAGCCACTCGGCATAATTGGGGGGAATGCCACCAACGGTGCCCTTACCACAGCATCCACACGACCTGTTTTCACCGAAATGGTCCCTTGACACCTGGCGCTTCAGACAGGCGGCCCGGTTGGGCGACACCTCGAAAAAGAATCCCTCTGGGTATTTATAATCCAAAATTAAGGCAACTACTGCTACGGCAATTGCCAAAACTATTGAAACATATCCCATAGGTTTGAATTTATCCTTGAGTATGCTCAAAATCTGAGTTAAAGGCACTGCTAAACCAATAAAGAATGGTAAAGAAATGATCATCAATATTTGTTGTTTTGTTAAGGATAATTCCGTATTTGAATTACTGGAAATGGATACAAAAAAAGTAACGCAAATTAAAAGGGCAAAGACTACCCAAAGGATTACATAGGCAACTTTTTCATTATTATGATTCTTGCATTCGTTCATCTCTCTTGATGTTGTTATAGTATTTGATGGTGATATGTTTCGCATAAATGTATTGGTAGTGATGGTGAGATCAATCTTATAAAAATAGCGAAAAGGAAATGCAATAATCCAACCAAATAACAAGGAAAGCACCGAAATAAATATAATAGTAGAACGTTTTAATTGGTAAGTATTGTGTGTTGGCATCATGGAAAGCACGAAGGAAGTAATCATTATAGCTGCAACGAGTATTGTGCTTGTAGCAAGAAGTCGGTAATAAGCTTCCGTTGATTCTGGTTTTGTTTTCCCAAATGTCCAAAGAACATATATACATAGTAAGATAGTAATAATCATAAAGATCAAAAAAAAGATCTGCTGAGGTGTCATGTTTTATTATTTTGAAAGATATAAAGAAAAAAAAAATGCTAAATAAAAAATAACAATGAAGAGCACTCAATATGGATATTCAGAAAAGCCTAGCATCTATACGATGCATCCCTCATCGGGCTCGACCAAGACACAGAGCGGCATCGGTGTGGGCACCGGAGAGGTGACCAAGAAGAAATGCGGCATCATCCGCACCAATACGGCCGTTAGCAGTGGCACCACAGCGGAGAATTCGTGTGGTATACAAAAATAAAAAATGAAATTCCTTTGGATTCTTTTTTGGATAAAAAAAGAATCAACATGAAGATCTTGTATCCAATTCTGTTTTGCTGCGGCACTGGCGTCTCGGCCTTTCTCACCTCCTCCCCTTCCATCTTCTATTCCATCTCACCAATCTCGTCCTCGCCGTTGGTGAATAGCATGGATGACTATATGCGTTTCCTTTATCCAGAACGGAACAGCAGCGCCATCGGCCATGTCAATCAGACCGAGGAGACATTTGGATCACACAGATCGAAAGGATCAGGACGTCAATGACCAGCAAGAAGATGCCCGCTCCCAGGTGCCTATACAGAGGTGGATCCAGGCTTGCTTCTTCCGGTTTATTGCAGTCGATATACACATTGATGAATCCACCCACCTTGTGTTTGTGACTGGATGGAAGGATGAATCGCTGTGTATAATCCACCGATTGATATGTATATGCCACACCCACACACAATCCCACCTCTTTGGTCGGACAGACCAGATCCTTTTGGTCCATCACCACCGCCTGTATCTTGGTCATCGGTCGAAACACGCGGATCATGGAGATGGCAAGAAATAAAAGACCGAGAATGATGAGCACCATAAGGATATGGTTAAGGACTTGAAGTGTCGGAGAAGAAGAAGAAGATTTCGCCATTTATTTATTGATGGATTGGATAAATAAATTACTATATTTTTTCTAAAAGAGAGGATGGATGTTCCATCCGAGGATCTCAAAGAGGTTCTGCATGATGGTGTCATGGAAGTATTTGCGATCGATGGTCTTGAGGATGTTGAACTCCTCCTTCCGGCAGGGGAATTTATGGCGCTTGAGTAGCTGGTAGAGCACATACTGGGTATTAATGAAATTCTTGCGCTCGTTGTTGCGATACCTCTTGTCATACAGGTCCGTCAATTGGTCGAAATCGTGCAGCAGCTGGTTCTCCAGATAGCTGATGTCGGGCGCTGGCTTGCCTGTGAGTTGATGATGGATCAGCACAACATCCTCGTAATGCTTGGTATGACCGGTCTCTTTCAGGAACATGAGCACATGCTCCTTGGCAATCTCCTTGAACGCCTCCTCCTTTGGCAATTCCTGCCAATTCTCCGGGATCAGATGATGCAAACGAAACTGCTCCGATAAATCCTCATAAACCTTGGAATCGATAGATGCATTCTGCTTTCCCTGAAATTGGTTGATCGAATCCTTGAAGTGAGTCCTGCGATCATACTGATATTTATTACTGATGTTGATCCTGTCAATGTCCTTGAAAGAAATGTCGTTGGTCACCGAATCGTAGATGTATCCGCATTGTTCACATATAAAATAGTTGTCGTGATTGGCGAATTTCATGTCTTCGACGTGACACGAGAGGCATTTTTGCTTCTTACCGCCGATCCGGAGGAGCTGTTGTGCGGTGGGAGGGATGGCGAGGATGTATTTCTCCATCTCTTGCAGGTTATTGTGCGAAAATTCCCCAGGAAAATACTTTTTGACCAGCTTCAGATAGTCCCGGATGATGTTGTTCATCTCCTCCAGTGTATTGGATTGCACCATGGCCCCCATGAATTGCACCTTGACCTGCCGGTGCAGACATTCCTTATACTTGTCTAGCATCGGAATGGAATGGATCAGATAATATTGTATATTGGTATCCTCTTCTTCATTTTCCGATTTCTTTTCACGCAAGAGATGCATAAGGTTGTTATGGATCGTCAGGATGTCGACACGATTCCCATCGAATTCCTTATTCTCCTCCTTTTTTTTCTTCTCCATCGAGGTTTACCGTGATTTATCTCGTAAACCCATATGTTTAACGCAATTTTTCTATATTAATTTTTTCTATAGAAAAAATCATATCATTGATGAGTGATTTTTTCGGAATATTACATCTATTTGAAGGTCTGATAGGTTAATTTTAGTGGTTTTTTTCAAATCGGAAAAAACCACTAAATTTTAGAGTTTTTTCCGATTTGAAAAAAATAACAAAATTTAGTATGAAAATGTCGATTGTAATTGTAAATTCCGGAAAAAATGATTTTGAAAAATAAAAAAATATGAGATAACCCAAACAAATGAACGAATCCAATAAGTCAATCGATATCATCAGATTGATTGAAAAAAGTCCCGCACATCGTCTGACCAAATCCTATCAATATAGATTGATTAATAAAATGAAGAATGTCTTTACGACTGAAGAACAACAGTTATTCGTCGGTAATTTCTATTGTTATCTTAACCATAATCCTGACGAATTCATCATAGATCTTGATAACATATGGAAATGGATTGGATTTTCAAATAAACATAAAGCAAAAGAATTACTTTGCAAGCATTTTATTATTGATGTCGATTTTATGTTAACACCTGGAAATACAAGCAAAAATAATAAAGGAGGAAGACCTTCTGAATCTATTACGATGACCGTCAAAACATTCAAGAGATTGTGTATGCGAGCGAGCACACACAAGGCTGGTGAGATCCATGAATGTTATATCAAGTTGGAACAGATTCTTGATGAAACAATCAATGAAGAGTCCAATGAGCTTCGAAATCAGTTGGAAGAATCACATCAGGACAAGATAATGGTTCAATCCAAATTAAGGGTTACCGAAAAAAATTTGCAAAAAGAAAAACAAAAAAAAGATTGGTTATTGAATCGCCGTCATCAAGATGCTCGTCGTGGTGATATGGTCTATTTATATCAAGATAATAAGGAAAATCCAGAGTCCCGTTTCAAGGTGGGAAAATCAAAAAATATTGCACAACGTGAATTAGATTATTCAAATATGTCAAAGTGTGGTGAGATTGTATATATCAAGTATTGTCTGAATTGTGATCTGACTGAAAAAGCTATTCATCATATGTTGGATCGATACAGGATCATCCGGAATCAAGAATGGTTTATTGTCAACAAAGAACTTGCAATTGAGGTTATCAATAAGGCGGTGGAATGTCTAGATGGTTTTTCAATGAAAAAAGAGGATCCATCTATTATGCCGAAAAATGATAAAATTTCGGATGATATCGTGGTGGTCGATACAATTATTCAAGATGATCCTTCTATCTTAAACTCTACGACTCCATCGGCAAATGTAGATGAAGATATTTTGATCAATACTATTGAAATAGTAGATATAAAAGAAAATATTCTTCCATCATTGTCTGAATTACCAGCACAATCAACACCGGTACCATTGAATCCAATTCTTTTTGTTGATGGTCGAAATTTTGACAAGTTTGTGGCAGATTGTTGCGATGTTGGAGAGCAATTAGTCAGTCATAAATCAAAGCTTCGACAGGCACATCGGGTATGGTGCAAGGGTCATTTCACATCTGAGATTGTCAAGGAATTTAACAAATATCTTGCCACGAGATTCAAGAGTGGTGTTGTGTTTGAGAATGACGTCAAGCATAATTGCTTTCGTGGTGTCTCTATACGTCCGCTTACAGTAATTGTAGGAGACAAAACCGATTATCAGCAATTTATTTCTCAAAAATGCAGGATTGATTATAGTTATCGGATCTCCTTTACTGATTTTTTCAAGTATTTTATTGATTGGAAACACGAGACACAGCCAGATTTTGTCTTAACAACTCCCTATAGACTTGAAATCAAGACCTTCCTAGAGACCGTCTTTGCGGGTGGTCGTGTTTTTGAATCGGGAACCACCAAATCCGCCTTTTTATTTGGAGTATGGGGTCTCGGTGTGGAATCCAATAATTTTGGGATGAAACGCGATCCCATCCGTCAATCCAAAAAACTCTCACAATACGACGCCACGACTCAAGAAAAACTCAAGACCTGGGATTCCCTGTCCATTGCCTCTCGAGAACTCAATATCGCTCTCAGCACACTCTCCTATGCAGTGCGCTTCCCTCGACGCGTCGGAGATCATTTCTATCGTTTTGAGGTGTAATTTTTATTTGAAAAAAATAATAATTATAATCGAGGATAAGAATCCACCGTGATGGCTTCAAGAATGATCTTTTCAAGTTCTGGATCTTCTTGATCCTCCCTATGATACTTTCTCACCTTTTCATGATGCTTGAGAAACAATTGAAGACGTTCCGAATGAAAAATATCCTCGGAGAATACAGCGCGCATCGCGCTATCTTGTGTGAGTGACTGTGATGCACCCATTACGTCCTCGTTGCGGATCCTTGGCACTGAATAAAAACCATTTGCCGTGATCATCTTTAGAAAAAGTCTGGGTAGGAAAAGAGGAAAATTATCGGCGATGGCTTGAAAAGCCCGATGGATCCGCTGGATTTCTTCGACTCTCGCAAGCCGAAAGAGTGCGGGATGAGAACGATCCGGATACTGGACCTCCCACCATTCCATGGCCTGCAAGATATAGAGACTTCCCATGATGTCGGCCAGGTGTCCCGAAAGAATCTGGTTGGACTTGAATTGCTTGCCCAGAAGGAGGATCAGGTTGGCGGTCACCGCAAATTGATGGAGGAACTTATTCACCAGCGCGTCGTCGTCTCGGCTGTAGAAATAGAGCTGATACCACAACGAGCCCATGACATTGTAGAGCGTGCTGGAAACCATGCGTTGCACACCCCTCAAGAAATCATAGTCTCGTTCTTGCTGCAGATCTTCCATCAAGCTCTGCAGGTGAGGATGGCTGCGAATCAAGCCCTGACCAAAAATGATGAGGCTGCGTGTCAGTGTGTTACTTCCCTCGACCGTGACTCCGATCGGAATACCCTGATACATGTTGGCGAGCAGGTTACGAGGTCCCTTGCAGATGCCCGCACCCGCCGCCACATCCATTCCTGCCAGGATCACGTTTCTGGACCGTTCTGTCGATTCGCACTTGATGATCGCGCTGAGGACGCTGGGTTTGTGTCCTTGATCGAGCAGGGAATTTGTCATATACTGCATGACCGTGATCTTGATGGTCTCGCTCGCCATCCGCGCCAGCTTTTCCTGCACCCCTTCCATGTCTCCAATCATCTTCCGGAATTGTGTGCGAAAGACCGCATACGATCCCGCATAGATACTGGCCAGCTTGGCGTTCCCCACGGCACAGGCGGGTAGCGAGACGGCCCGTCCGACCGCCAGACATTCCATCAGCATCCGCCATCCATCCCCTGCTCGTTCTTCTCCTCCGATGATGCTCGAGATCGGAATCTCCATCTCCGTCCAATGAATCACACCGTTGGGGAATGGAACGTCCATGGGCCGATGATATTCCCCCGTCGTCACCGTTGGAACCAGTGCGACCGTGATGCCCGTCTTTCCACTCGTCAACAACTTCTCTGGATCCTCCAGGACAAAGGCCACACCGATCAGGTTCGCGATGGGTGCCAGAGTAATGTAGCGCTTCTCGACGGTAAGGCGTATTCCAAGCGTTCCATCTGCCTGTCGAAAAACAATGCCTCGATCTTTCATCGACGCAGCATCCGAACCGGATGTCGGTCCGGTCAGTCCAAAGCATGGAATATACTCTGCCAAGGCAAGACCGGGCAGGTATTTGTTTTTTTGATCCTCGGTTCCATATTTGAGGAGCAGTTCGGCAGGACCCAGCGAATTGGGCACCATGACCACGATTCCTGCCGTCGTGGAGGCCGAGGAGATTTTCTGGACAATCTGGGATTGCTCATGATGATGGAGTTCAAGACCGCCGTATTTCTTGGGAATAATCATACCCAATAACCTGTTCTCACGCAAGTTTTTCCACAAGTCATTCGGAAGGACACCGGAAGACATGATTTCCTCCTCGTTCATCGATCGGCAAAAGGATTCTACACAATCATCCACAGTGTGAGATCGATGTGGTCGCGGAATCATCCGAACCAGATCCGAGCGAGACAGGCGCTCTCCCTTGAAAAAAAAGCTATCCAGACTCACGGTGCCACTTTGTAGTGCGATCCTCTCGGTATCTGAAATCTTCGGAAGCATCCGACGACTCCATTGGATAAATCGTTTCATTTTCTTCTTTTCTATTCTTCTCTTTATATGTTTCAACGCAGCATCTTCTTACGGCAAAAACATCTTGATATTCATATATTCATTGGTCTCATACAAGCTTGTTTGATGAATGTCTGATTGTATTCTTTTCTAATTTTTTTTTTCTTGTAACAATAAAAAGATGCGTCCTCTTTCTTCTCATCACACATTACAAAGCGGATACAAGGAATGCTATCCTTCTACCAAGGAGTCTTATGCATATATCGTCCGAGGAGATTCTTCTGTGCAAAAATCTGTCAAGCCACCAATTCAGATTGTCGATCAAAATTTAATCAAACAACAACAATCCAAAGTATTATTAAAGGGTGGTTAAATGTCCGTTAAGAAGAAACATTCCTATTAAGAAAGAAAGCATGAGATTCTTTCGAGCCGCTGTTTTTATGCTGGGCTTTTATCGTTTCCTAATTGATCGAGTCGATGATGGTATTTACAGTCTGTTGTGTATGCGGACACGACTGGCGAGGCAGACACATCGACACAAGCCCGTGATCCATTGTCCGGATCGCGAGCATGATATCTTACACCGGCTCCTCCAGAAGAAGCGCCTTCCCTCGGATGCGGTTCACGACATATGGCAGCGCATCTTTCACGAGAGCAAACTGCAACAACATCAACAACAACAAACACAGAGCTTCTTGGAATTGGCATCACGATCCAGCCCTGTCAATTCCACATGGTTCCATACGGAGGATCTCCATTAAATTTTCCTTCTTCTTTTTTCTTATCTTTATATAGAATAAGAAAGATGCTGCTTACCGCACTGGCAACCCTGGGATTACTTGCCGCCATTCTCACCGTGGGCGGATTCTTTGCCTGTTTCTGTCTTAGCATGTGCTGCTATTGTGATTGCAACATATAATTTATTTGATACATAACACCTGATCATTTTATAAATTTGGCAAAAGAGTTAGAAAAATCTACGAAACAACCTTATGGGTTGAATCTTCGTGATTTATATCGTGTTATCACCAATTCGTCACATTCGACTACAAGTAGATCTAGTCGTTAATGGATTACATACATGCCATTATTATTTTGCTCAAAATAATAATTCATAGGACAGGATGAGATTCGATAGTATTATCCAGGATTTCTTTCCATCGTGCATTGTCATCACAGGAATAGACATAATCGTAGGTGACGTGCTTATTGTTATAAGCCTGGAGAGTATCGATAAGTGTTTTAATAGTATCCTTATCATAGTCCACATCATCGATCATGACTAATGATATCACCTTGAAATTGGGATGGAATCGAGCGATCATGAGATCGATGAATTGCTCCGTTTCTTGGACGAGGGTCTTGACAATGTCCTTGTCGACAATAGCGAAATGCAGATGCCGATAATAGATCAGAACCTTGTCCTCCTCCGAATGCAGTAGTTGTCGTGTCCGGTCAATCTTTCTCTGGAAGCTCTCCATGGTCCCAGGTCTGGTCGGATCGTGATGCATGAATCCAATCTTGGGATAGAGTTTATGAACATAGAAATAATCCCAATTCAGGTATTCGTGTGTGTTTGTCCTTTCATACATGTCACTCTCTGTCAGATGCACAAAATCCGCCTGGAGGACTTTGCACACGGTAAAGAGACCCTCCAGCTCGTTCCAGAGGAAATCAAAGAAATTGTGTTCTTGGATCCATCCACGCGATTTGAGTTGTGAGGCCGCGTCGCAGCTACTTCCCAATGACAAATACTTCATGATTTTATTTTTGTTGTATGGTGCCAACATCTAAACACAATATCTAGAAAATATCTTCCATGTTGTCTGTGTCATTCGCAGCATGCGTCAAGAGATGCTGTTCATCGATTATGTCTTCTTCTTCTTCCTCCTCGATCTTCCATCGGAGCAGGCCGCCCACCCCCGAGAATCCACGGACAAACTGGTTCCCTTCTTCCGTCGAATCGTTAACAAATTCTAGTGTGGTGCCGAATTCCTTGTAGTGATTGGCGAACCATTCCGTCACCTGCATGCTCTCTTTCACAATGTAGTCACCAATCTCAGCGTCCTTGGGTAAGAACAACACCTTGTCTTCGTGCGACACCGGATCGGTGACCTCGTGCCGTTCCATAGTTAGCTGCTCCCATACCAGAAGCGTCTCGACTGCGCCCATCTCGAGCGCACGCATCGTGTCCGAGATCATGAAGC